CAACAAAAATGAACCTTGGTTAAATTCGTCGTCAACCCTCAAAGTTTCATCCAAGTCATCGTCAAGATATTGTTCAACTAATTGTTGACCACTTACCTTTTTGTATATCTCTGGAAACCTTGTGTCTAAATCTTTGAACTTTGGGTCATCCGCCTTTTTGTATTTACCATTTTTAATGTTTAGCCAATAATCCTCTTTTTTTGCATACATTGAACCAATTTCAGTGTGGTCAATGTATACACGGTCTTCATCTTCGATTTCCAAATATTGTGTTATATACTTAAGACCGGCACTCTTAATGTTAGAATTAATCGCTTGAGCTCGTCTGACTGAGTGTAAAATATCAATAACGTTATATCCCCAAATAGAAACTTGAGGGTATCTCTCAACTTCGTTAGCCAACTTCAACATTTGTTCTTTCTGAGTGATTGTTCTTTGGGGGTTGAGTGACTTACAGATTTTTTTAATATCGAGTCCTAAGGCTTTGGAGCGTTCAAAAATCCAATACCAGTCAAAGTTAAATGAGTTATATCCACCAATAATCGATGGTTTAAGAAAATCTATAGTGTCAAAAAATTTGATTAACCCCTCTCTTTCTTGTTCAGGTGTTGCACATTCAATAACTTCATGGAAACCTCTATTAGTTTTCATTCCAATCATGAAAATACGCCCGTCTTTGGGTTCCAACGAGGTCGTTTCCAAGTCAAATACAAATCGGGTTATGTCGTTATATTCTTCAAATCCTTTGAACAGACGTTTTTCTTTCTGAATAAGATATTGTTCAACTGGTGGTAACATCAAAAACAAATCCCTAACTTTTTCTGCCCATGGGTCTATCCCACCATCTCTGAAAAATTGGGTAAGAGCTCTATAACCAGCTAAAGATTTGACCAAAAAAGTAAGTCCATTTTCTAATCGTTTGTCTCCGTGAGTTTGTAGTTTTTCAATTACAATTTTGTGTTTACTCATAGCCTCTTTTTGTAAGGCTTTTGAACCTTGATAAAAATTCAAACCTCTGAGGTCACCAACCCAAGCAAAGGGTACAAAATGGTCTTTTTGAATTAATTTACCCTTTCCAGGTATTTCTTTAATCTTATATATGGAGTCAGTTACGTAATCAAATTCTATCGCAACTATGTGTTCCTCAGGGTCGTTACCCTCTAAGAAAGCTCTGATTTCTTCGTTTGTTGTCATTTTTAAGAATATTTACCGAGTGTCATATTTTCTTTTACCTTATGGTAAAATTTGACTTTCTCATCTACTCTATAAATATAAGGTTTTGGAACCTTACCGTCAACAACAGGCTGTGAGAGAAATAAAACTTGGTTCTACGTTGATATACAAAGCATCCCTCAGTGGTAGAATCAAATCCCCCTGTGGTCCTCCAAGTAGACCTTGATTATATTTCACTAAAAATTGTCCTACATATCTCCCTGCGGTGTTCGTGTCTCGTGATGTAAATCTATAATAAACATAATATTCAGGTGGAGCGTTTTCGTCCAAACCAACGAGTTCAACAATATATGCCGGCTTTGAAACAATTTTTGGAATTCCTGTCTCAGCATTTATCATGGTAAAGTAAATGCTGGCATCCGCCAAAGAATCCATAAAAGATTGATATTCACTTCTACCATCCCTAACCACTTGCATTTTTAACAAAGGTAGGGTTGCATTTTGAGCTATATAGAAATCCATTAATTATTTTTACAATAAATACCACTTAAGATTCTTTTCTTAAGGAACCATCGTAAAATTCGAATCGATTGTGTTCAGTTGGGGTTGCCAATAACATTGCGGGAGATAATGTTCCTTCGATAGTTTTTTGGAACATATAACTCATCCATGTTTGTTCAAATGGATGTGCCCATTTGTCCGTTAAGAACATTTTTCTGTTTCCATGTTTTGTAACAACCTGAGGCCAGTTACAATAATAGATTTCTCCATCGATGACAGGAATATTATTGTGGACTCTAATATTTTTGAATTGGCTTCTTGGAGCATTTGGGTCGGTACCCATCACAGGCAACTGTGATTTATGGGGCCAATGTTTTTCTCTAAATACTTGTGGGACATTATACCACGACCATTGAACTCCGTTATCACCATAAAATTCGGTATAATTAAATTTTAAGAAATCGTAATGGTATTTTTTTACAATTTCAATTGAATTGGTATAAATGTTTTTCAAATGCCTATTAAAACCGTTCCTACAGACTTTATCTTCGCCCATATAGAAAAACATATCATCTTCGAAAAAGAAATAAAAATCAAAACCGTTTTCTTCGGCATGTTCAGCAATCCATTGTCTACCACCACAAATACCTAAATTATCCATTTTTACATGTTGGTATCCAAATTTTTCACAGAGCTCAACATATCGTTGAGTTGTTGTTAAGTCCGAAGAGTTGTCGAGTAAGAATTTTTTTGGTTTATCAATAAAATCTCTATCGTACAACTCCATTGACTTCATCAAAGTCTCAAACTGATTTGGACTATTAAATGTTATTACATAAACAGCACTATTTTCGACATTCAAATCATCATTTAATGGAGTTAACAAAAGTTTGTTTTTTCTTTCCAAGTTTTTGTTTTTCAAATCTTCGAAAAATTTACCAAATAGTCCATTACTCTCAATTTCAAAATAGTCTACTAAATCCGAGTGTTTGTAACACATTATTGAGAACAGGGACTCTTCAGTGCCCATCAGACCCATAGATAACGTTGAAGACATCAAATTGTAATAAATTGTGTTTACGTCTGATATGGTGTCTTTAGGACCTCCAAAAAATCCTCCACGAGCAACCATTTGTACTTTATTACCCGCAAGTTTGTTAATTGAATTAAACTCAAAACCATGAATTTCACTGTTTGCTTCATATGGGAAACATACAAAACTGAATTTGTTAATATATTCCGGTAGATTTCTTAAAACTTTGTCATGACTAAAGTATCCCGGATGAACGGTGTTGGTAAGACCGGCATCAATCCAAAACATGTATTTCGAATTAAATGAATCAATTATTTTGGCATCATGTAATAAAAACATTTTTGACATCACCAACGGGTTATACATATCAAGTTTTGCTTGGGTAGATTCAGTCAACCAACCTGCTTGAGTAAACCAATTTGGATTTGTTCTGATTTTTTGAATTTTCTCATAAAATTCATTTTTGAACCAATCTTGATTCCGAGCCACAAATTGTGTGTTTTCACGGGTTCTATGTTTCCAAACAAACTCTTCCAATTCAGCGTCCCCGAAAATTATCATGTTATTTTCAACTTGGAGTAGTTGTGAAAATTTATCTAAATAATGTTCGAAAGAACGTGACCAACCCTCGGTTAGTGATTCACGTCTAATGTTCCAAAGACCCGTAACTAAAGTTAAACCCGAATCTACTACTTCAATTTGTTGTGTTTCTTGGGGGATAGGTCCACCAACAATGTGACGACCAACTTGTTCAACAACTTCTTCCAAGTTATATTCAATACCTCTTTCTCTAAAAAAATCACGTACCGCGGCATCCACACCAGGTAAATCATTTCTTCTGAAATCATGAAACATGATTATACCACCTTCAACCATTCTATCATAAACTTTTACCAAACTATCATAAATTGAATCATAAAAATCACCATCCAAAAAAGCAAAACAAATTTTTTCAGGTAAATCTTCTTCCCTTATGTCTTTGAACCACCCCTTAACAATTTTCGGTTCAACAAGATTATTATTCCTGAAATTCTCAATTAAAACTTCTTGACTTGTTTTTAAGGTAAATGGTTTCCAACCAGTACCTTCTTCATGTTTACTAAGGGGAGGTAATCCTTCAAATGAATCGTAGACCGTAAGAGTTTTATTTGAATTATAAACATCTAATGTTTTACGGATGTATTTTGAGGATTCACCAACATAACAACCAAGTTCTACAATATCACCATGCAACCCTTGTTCTAAAACAGATGAAAGGTTTTCAATTATACTGAAAATTTGATTATGGTTGATGATTGAACCATCTACTTGAATATTATGAAAGTGATACGCTTCTTGTATTTTCGAGTTCATATGTTTGTGTGTTAAAAACTTTTTGGTAACCATACTTTTCGGCATAGTCGTTTAATTTTTCTAATAAATGATGTGGAACGTCTGATATGAAACCAGATAATTTATCCCAACCATCATGTGGTCGTGAGTTGTGTGCTTTATTAACTTCTAAATCGGTCCATTTGACCACATCCGGAAATAATTTTTCCAACTCACGATATAAGTAATCATCTTGGTCTTCTATACGATAAGTAATATTTGGATTTTTATTTATAATCATATTGTCCCAAGAAAGAAGTGATTCGATTGCCATTGTCAAAATGTTCGGTTGTAGTTTGAAGTTTCCCCAAAAACTTCTCCATTCCAAAGAATATATTTCGGAAAAGGCAATCGAAGGTAAGGAATAAAAAGGGTCTCGAACGTTATAGACAATAGCGTCATACACGTACATATTTCTAAATAATTTACGTTCCCGATTCATGGCAATCAAAGGTGGTGCCGCATCAGGAGCTAATTGCCACGCAACAATTCCATGTAAATCCATTCCTTCGTGGGAAACTCTCAATCCCCAACTTTTCATAATTCTCGCCGTATGACCAGTACCAGTCCTTGGGTGCCCTAATCCCAAAACAAGTTTATGTCTATTTATTAAACCAGTGTCTTCCAAATAAAATTTCCTCGAGTAGGGAATACCATTACCTTCTCTTAATAAAGTTTTTGGTTTATACCCAATTGGTTTGTATTTTTTTCTAAAATCATGATTTTCATCAATTTGGTGACTCATTGTCCAACCCAACTTTTCAACTCTCCATCGAGTAGACGACTCATCTAATTCTTCCCTGTCAAGAAAAATTAGATGATTGTGAGGTATTACGTGATAGCTCATAAAATTTTCAAAACCTGTTGGTATTTCGTTTCTATATAAAAAACCAAAAAATTCTTCACTATTTTTGGACATTTCCTCAAATAAATTTATTTCAGAAGTTTCTAAGAAAAAAATATCTGTAGAATAGTTTATAGGACTATACCAAACATTACCACCATAAACAGACTTTGTTTGTAACATTTCTTGAAACAAATCAATTATTATCTGTTCGTCCAACATCCAACTGTCTACGGATAATTTTATCCATTTAGTAACTCCATTATCTTTCAATAAATCATAACCCTGTTTAGTTAAAAACCAATCATTTTCCGCATAAAGACAAGCATGTTCATGTGCTCTATTCCCTCTTCCAGCATTGACTTCATTTTTTAATCTTGCATCACAAATAAAGTTTTCATTTTCTCCATTATACACAAGAACATAGTTAGGTTTAATTTTTGAAAAAGAATCTAAAATTTCTTTCAAATGTGGCCAATATTCTTCTTTATCAAAACAGGTTATAATAAAATTAATTTCCATTTCTTTTCAGAATAGTTAATCCATTGTTGTTAGTGTATCTTTCATGAACCGACCAATGTGGATTAATCTCTAAAAATTCTTCAATAGCCTTCCACAGTCCTAAACCTTCACGACCTTCACCAACTTCACCAAAAATAGTGGTGTCGTGCATGATGATATATTTTCTTGACTTGTTACCATGTTTTTCGAGTTCTACTTTTAATTGTTGATACACATGCCATGTATCGATAAATAACAAATCGGTTTCATCAATTTCTACTTTTGTTGTATCCGCAACTATGAATTCAAAATCAACTCCGTTATCTTTTGCAATTTGAACTAAATCCTCAGTTTTTATATCAAAATGTTCCAAGGGTAAGATATCCATCGAAATTAATTTTTTAGGTTTACCCATCATAAACGCCCAAGTTGACACAACATATCTTACACCCATTTCTGTTACGTGCTCACATTCTTCAGTGTATTTTTTTAATGTTGGAAGATGTTCTTGTATGTCTGAATATCTTTCACAGTGTTCTTTATAAATTTTTTCTAAATTTTTCATATTAATCATTTTCAGGTAAAGGATTATTTTTTACATATTCATCGGCATTATCTTCGGCCATAGTTCTAATTGACGTTTGGTATCTTCTTGAGCCATCTGTGTGACCAACTAATTCACAATCACCTGGTTTGCCATGTAAAAATGTTCCCCAATCATCTTTAATTTCTTCCCAAACACTTTCTTCAATTGTTTGTCTATAAACTCGAATCATATTATCCTCAACATTATACTGTCCTTGGTGAATTTTACCGATTGAATCGTTATCTATATATTTATCAAACCATTCTTGCATTTTTGATTTTCTAAACATCACAGGATTGTTTGACCAACGTATTGTCTTTGTCAAATCACATTCGGTCACACGGTCTTCTTGTTCATAAGGTGTAACGTTACCCAATCTATCTCCACAAATTTCAAATCCCTTCAATTGATTGTCGTCTTTATTAAACCACACCGCATTTACAAAATTGTGATTATCAAAAGCTCTTTTCAAACTAACAAAGTCAATCGGTCTTTTTTCCAAGAAAATCCAATCGTGTTCTAAAAATAAAAAATATTTTGTTTTAACATTTTCCAAAGCCAACTTCATACTATGAGAAATACCGGTTTTGGAATAAATGATATTGTAGTTCATTGGTTTATTACGGTCTTTGAAATAGTATTCCAAAGGTAATGGGTTCTGTGTGTTGTGATTGTTATCATAGATAACCAAGAAACGACATCTTTCCAATTGTTTCGGTATTGTTTTTAGGAGGTATCGAAGATAGAATAAAAAGTTTTCGACGAAATGGCCAACCACAACAATTGTAATTTCTCTTTCTAATTCATAATCATCTACCAACTCTTTCATGGTTCTGCCTTGAAGGAACTTGTATAAATAACCTTCCCAATTTCCATCAATCCACGCGGTATAATTTACCAAACCTCTTGGTTGTAATGTTGATTGATAACTTGTACCATGATGAATTATTTGAGGTGTCGTGGCAAATACTTTGAATCCATTATGAGCCAATTTTGCCAACCAATCATCAATAGCAATATAATCTTTATAATAATTTGAATTTTCAAGAATGTATTCATAAGCTTTACGTTTGATGATATACGCCCATGAACCACTACTTGAATAGTTTTCTGATAAATTTTCTGTAACAGGAATCAAATAGGTTTTTGGATTGCAACCCAATAAAATGACATCCCATTCAAGATTGTTCATATCAACCAACAATTTATCCAATTGTTCAGATAATTCAAATTTCTGTGAACCGATATAAGGATTTTCCAAAATCTGCATATCGTCTTCCAAAACAACGATTGTTTCCAAACCTTCATTTTTTGCAATTTCAAAAATACCCAAATGACTTTTGGTGCATGCAAATTGAATTAAAGGGTCACTCAAAGCTGAAAACTTTTCTAACCCTTCAATTTCAAATTTATCAACTTGTTTCATGATTCCTTCAAATCTATCGATTGATGAATCCAAGTTAACGAAGAAACCCTTTTCTCCTAATTCTCTTCCTAATATCTTAAACATATTAATACCTATCTGAATAAACGTGATGGGGTACGAACGGCATTTCATTCCATTTAAGTTTGAAACCCGACATCGGAATTGTTAAGGACCAAATCCCACACACAATACCACCATATCCATACCCATGTTCTTTTTTATAACTGAATTCAGTTAACTCATTCCAATTTCTAAAATATCTTTGCAAATCCTCTGAAGTTTCACCCATATAACAGATTACCGGACCGTCCATCGTTGTATATTCAGAATCTTGAAAATCCAAACCAAAATGATTTATATACTTGTCATGCAAATAAAATATTTCATTCTCTGAACCTTTTTGATACAACATCGTTGCTTGATTGGTCATGATTATGTTTGGTTGATAATTCTTCTTAAAAAAGTCCAATAGATTATTCCCCGATTTTAGATTATTCAAAATCACATCTGAGTCAAAATTCACAACACATTTGAATCCCATATCAGCAGCCTTTTTCAAAAGAAAACGCTCCAAGCCCCAATGAAATCCCGCAGGATAAATTCCTGATGGGTCTTCAGGTAAAGTTTCATATTGTTTAGAAATTGGAAAATCTTTTCTTAGTTCATCAATATGAAAAACATGTATTTTGTCGTTTACGATGTCTTGAAAATCTTCAGGTCTGTTTGTTGATACCAAAAAAGTAAAACCATATTTATCCAACTCCAAATCAATAAATGTTTGGAGGAGATTGGATTTAAGTCTTTTTGTGTAGTTTGGATAATGACAATCCGCAACAAAACAAACTTCCATCTTATAAATTACCTGTTAAACGGTCACACCAACCCTTGGATTCTGAGTGAGGCCACACAACCCAATAAACTGGCTTAGTTTCAGTTTGGAATTCTCTCCAAACTTTACAATACCCATCAGGGTCGTTTTTCATACGAGCAATTTCATTTTTGTCGGCATCTTTTCTGAACAATGTTTCATCATTTGGTCCATGGAATGCAACAACCCAAAAATCATAGTCTGTTTCAGGAACCGAAGAATATCCAACATCAATACAATGTTTGAATACCGATGCAAAATGTTTTTTCCACTCTTCTTCCGATTCAAAATTATAAGGGTTAGGTGGATAATGTTTTTCCAAAGTATATTGTTGGACAGCTCTTTTTTCGAATAACAAACCTGAATATTTTTCATAATCTCTGAGGGTTCTTTCCGTACCAAATCCAAATGGACCATCATGACCTTCTTGTGTCTCACCGTCCATACCAAAAAGTTTCCTATTTGTCAAATGTGAATGATTATTTTTGTCAACCCACTGTTTATCATCATCCCATTGTTTGGTTCTACCTTTTCGAGTGTATTCGTGCCAAATCAAAGTTTTATGAGGGTGAAATAAGTCATAACCCCAAGTGTATGCTCTTGCCGCAATTGAAATTTCTTCACCATGGAAATAATATTCAGGATTGTGTTGTACCTCATTTGAGAATTGTCCCAAAGTAAAACAATAGTGTGCCGAATAAAAACGAGCCGGTACTGGCTCTTTTAGCTCCTTCCAACCAGGAATAGTTTCGGGTAGAAAAAATACGGCTCCTTCAGGAATAAATCTGTCAAAAACCATTCTCCATGGTTCCTGTACTCTTGCTTGTGGGTCATTATCGGGGTCAAAAGATGAAACATATCCTGTCAACAGAGGTTTTTTATAACCTTTCTTTTGAAGTTGTTTAACCATCTTAATCATTTCATCATCCCAATTAGGAGCAAATCTCATATGAGAGTCAATTTGAAGAGTATACTCCTCACCATCATATAATTGTTGGGTCAAATTTCTAGCCCAACAGACACCATTCGACTCCTCGTGAGGAATGTTCATAATTCTGAATCGTGAATCTTTTTCGTATTCTGTTAGTTCATCAAATTTGTCGTCAGGATGAAATTGTCTCGCTATCGCGAACCTTAAATTCTTTGGTCTTTTAGCGTTTTCCAACATATTCTTTATAGTTGGTATAAGTTGGGGGTCACGGTAAGCCGCAATTTGCACAAATATTTTCATGAAAAAGTTTTTCAAAAAAATAATTAAACAATCTAAAAGTTGAATACTATTGTTTGATTAAAACAACCTAAATAGGTCTTATGAAGGATTAAACAATTATTGGTTGTGCAACAATAGTTCCTCCACTTAAAGAAGTGTTGATGTTACTGTTGGGGTGGGGGTTGGAGTCTCTGAAGAGGTTTGTGTTGGTGTCTGACTTGGAGTTGGTGTTACGGTATTTGTAGGAGTTATTGTATTGGTTGGCGTTTGAGTTGGTGTTTCAGTATTTGTAGGAGTATTGGTTGGTGTGTTAGACGGACTCGGTGCCCAAGTTGATTGTGTAGTAATTGTGAATCCTGTGAACACAGAATCACCAGATAAATTAGTTACAAAACCCTCGAATACCACATCTTGAGTAAACACATCATAAGGAGTATCAATTGTTTGAGTAAATGTATTGGCAGAAAATCCACCAATAGGTATTGTCATCGTAACACTTTGAGTAATTGGGTCTCCTGTTGTTGTGGTGAATATTGCGTCACAACTCACCGTTAAATTAGCGTCTAAGATGAATGGTGACCATACATTATATTCCGTTAGTAAAGAACCTGGATTGTAATCCCCACTCCAAAACAGGAAACCAGAAATTGATGGGTCACACTCACCACTATAAACTCCTGCGGAAAAACCACCTGAAATTCCATCTACACAATCACAATCTACAGGAGCAGGAGAGGGGTAAGACCATAAGAAATAAGATGGCGGAGCAAAGGTGTTATAAGAAGAGGTGGCACAGATACTACCAAATTCATTCTCGAGTATCCATTGTGCTCCATCCCAATACAAAGTATAACCAACAGGAGTTGGTGGTAATCCATAAGGGATAATATCAAATGTAAATGACCTTTTCCCGTTTATATCCCCATTGTCGGTCGTGCCACTTACAGAACATAAATAATCTGTTAAAGCAGGGTCTATACACCAATCATTACAATCTTGTTGTGAAGTGTAATGTACATAAGAAAATCCTGACCCAACCCAATCTAATTGGGTTGGAAAATTCACACCATTTGGGTTTGTGGCGACTATGGTTGAACTTGACAACAATTCTTGAACCCATTGTGTTCCGTCCCAATATAGACGGTAAAGTTCTATAACCCCATAACCAAAATAATATTCCCAATATGGTTTTCCATTAAGGATACCTAAAGATTGGGCAATATATGAAAACCCTTCATCGTACAATATCAAACAAGTTGGAACAAAAGGAGTTGCCGAAGGTGTTACAGTTGCAGTCGGAGTGACCGTTTGTGTTGGAGTGTTAGTCGGTGTTTTTGTTGGTGTTGGTGTAATAGATGTGGTTATCGAAGGGGTTGGAGTGTTCGTCGGTGTTTCTGTTGGGGTTGAAGTATTTGACTCTGTAACAAGAGGTGTGGACGTATTAGTCGGTGTTATGGATGGCGTCGGCGTATTAGTCGCTGTTTTGGTTGGGGTTACGGTATTTGAAGGTGTAAGAGTTGGTGAAGAAGTTATCGTTGGAGTAGGGGTCGGGGTTGCCGCATTACTTGGAGTTGGAGGAATAGAACAATCCAAACAATATGGGTTCGTAAGACTATAGATTGGTCTTAAAATTCTTGCGTTGTGTTGAATTTCAGGAACTGAAAGTGGTTTTGCATACATGTGGAATGTAGAAATTGCACCATCAAAAGTTCCAGCAAAATTTTGTTCAATTAATATATTTGTAGTTAAGGCACTCAAACTAGTTCCACTTAAAATATTTTCAGGAAATAACTCAGGGTCTTGAATATAATTGTTAATTAACGTAGTTGGAATCGCCGAAAATATCAAATTCTCGTGTAATCCCTGTGTACCTCCACCCCAAGAAATATTAAATGGGACTCCAACTTGATTTTCTTTATGTCCATATAATCCTCTTGGAATTATTTCCTCAAAATCGTCAAAAGTTTGAAAATGTTTTCCATTAACATACAGTTTTAACTTACCAACTCTATAGAATCGTTCTAATAACCATTCATAATTCAATTGAACATATTCTTCTTTTGGCGGAATTAATTGTTCATGAGTTATGGGTGGTTCAATAAGTGATATGGACCTATTTGCGGACGTGGCGGTGTAAATGTCATTAGTTATTACACCTAACCCCCCTCTCCAATATAAATCACAGAAATCAAACCATGAATATCTTTCGAAAACAGCGTCAACTAATACCCAATGTTCTATATTGTCAAATGTAGTTCCAGAACAATCATCATATATACCCCTATCACTACAATAATTATTGATTGAGTATCCTGTTACAGTCTCAGGCCCCAACGTTTCACAAGACCCTGAAAGTTGGCAGTCGCCAGTAAACGTTAATGTTCTAACACAAATTTTTGGATTATGTGGGTCTCCACTAAATTTAATTGCGAAGGCGTTTGAGATGGAGTCCCAATAAGCAGGTCTTTCAGGTAAAGGTATTTGGACATTTGGATTACAACAACTACAAACAACGTTGTGATAGTCAGTATAGCCAGTTGGTGGATATACCAAAACACAGTTAGATAAAGCATAATCTAAGTAATCCGGAAGGTCTACAACCCATGCATGAAAATTACCTTTTCCAACTCTCTTGGTTACTGTAAATTGTAATTCACCGGTAGAGGCACTATAGTTTAGAACAGTCCCTATAACATATTGTAGTGGGTCATGGTAAACTAAAATTTGGTCACCACCCGACCAACTTAAATTCGCTGGAATGGATATTGTAACCCCTGACTGAGATAAATCAAATTCAGTGTAAGAAACTGTACTATACCCAGGATTCAGAGTAGAACACATACAAGAGGATAATCCTGTCAAAGATTCTGTAACCCTTGTATATCCAGAATCTGTCGGATTTTCTCCAGCCGCATGGTGCCAATATTTATTCTCGGCACGAGTTCCCATGTAAAAGAAAATACCTGAATTATCAGGGTAATAGTCATTTAGAGTTGTTGCTCCAACAGGAGGGATGTAAGCATCAGTAAATCTTGGTTTCAGGGTCATTTCGACAGTCCATCCTTTTGGATATCTTGTTGGTAAAACCTCATATGGGTATCCAAACAGTTTATAAAACCCTTGATAAAAACCACCATAAAGTTCATGGTATGTTCCGATTGTGTTTGCGGTGTATGAAACTATGTTATAATATGTTCCTGCAGTAACACCTGAAAATCTTTCGTTTGGATTCCAAGTATATCCTGTAACTTGGTGCATTTTGAATCTTCTATCATAATCCAATCTGTTGAACTTGTCTGCCGATGGAAGTAAACCCTCCATATAAGTGATAGACTGACCTGTCATACCTGTTACCAATCCATTGTCAGTACCTGTTAAACCAATATCACAAATAGTTTTAGAAGAGAAACAATCCAAAGATATGTCATATGGATTATAGTAGTTTGAAGAAATCAAAATATTATCAAAATTATAGTTTTGATATATTAAATTGAATCCTTGGTTTGAACCTGAAAAATTCAAATCAATTTTGACTGGCATTACATTACCATTCGAGGCACCAATAACGTCTGTTGAAAATACAACTTCTTCGTTAAATTGGGACTCATCTGAGGCCAATGATATATCTGTGACCTCCCTAACGGGACTCAAATACCACTTATTATATACATACTGATTTATGTTCTGATACGCCATATGTGATAAATACTTTTGTTGTGGTATTTATATGTAAAAAATCTTATGATTAAGTTTGGTGTTGAATATTATACAAATGATACGTATTTCTTTTTGAAGAAAAGGGATAGCTCAATTGATTTATATTACAATGTAAGTTCAACTCTAACCGAGGCAAGAACCACCGATGAATTTGTACAATTACCTTTGTCGTCAGAAAAAAATATTTTAACACTTGTCGAAAAAGTAATGAAATCAAAGAAAAAATTCAAAAAGTCCGACATTAAAAAAATCATCGACAAAATCTCACCTGAAAAAGAAGAAATTGATGAATTAATTGATTATGATGGTTCATTTGCAAATTCGAAAATACCAATCCACGACCCAAAAATGTCACCACAAAAAACTATGGACCAAACTATATTTTCAACAAGACAGGCCGGAAATCCTGTTCAAAGAGGTTATCGAGTTTATTACGGTGAATCAAAAGAAGAAACAATTACTCTTGGTGAAGAGGATTTGTCAGGAGCTTTTGGGTATGAAGATGTCTCAGGAATGACATATGAAGATTGTGTGGTTTATATGAAAAATGAGTTGGAGGTTGAAAATGCTGAAGAAAGATGTGCAACTTTTGGAAAATCACCCAAATTAGATTCGAAAGGTCAAGAAAGATTGGTTGAAAAAAAAATTACAGAGGTTCAACGTCAAAAAATGATGGGTATGTTGGAGGATTTGTTGGTTGGTAAATCAAAAGATTCAGATATTCAAAAAAAGGACAAATTCAATAAAGTTGATGATTTACCTTTATTAATAAGAAAAAATCTCAAAAATTTACTAAAACAACTTGAAAAGAGTGGTATTAGTAAATCTGAAATTATTAAATTGATTAGAAATGAACAGTAATCTTTATAACAAATCTTGGGACTTTCCACAGGATATGAGAAATCATATGAAAGTTTGTTTTGGAAAATTGAAAGGTATTGATTCGAACACTGAGGGGTTTAATAGAAATAAGAGATTACAAAGTGCGGTTTCAATAGGTTATCCTGAATTGAAAAGGATTAAAAATTTTTTTGATAACTACACAGGAACTCCTCAAGACGCTCCTTTCATACTCAATGGTGAAAATAAAATGAAAACATTTGTTGATAGTATCCTCTCAGGTGCTAGACAATCTTTGTCGACAAGTAACCAAATCAGAAACAACACCGGTATGATGGACAATCAAGAATTAAAAATGGATAATTCAAATCCAAGTATGAATCTATCTAAAGATGATGCTAAGAAAAAAGCCATTGAAAAATATGACCTTCAAGTAACAGAAAGCTTGAAAAGAATAAACGACCTAATGACAAAAATTCTGTAAAAAATGGAACAATTACCTTTAGACTTTTCACAACCTGTAAATAGATTGACATCTATCGCAGAAATTGAAAGAAAGAAAAATTTGGTTAAAAACGATTACAACCAACAAGGAAACCAATATTCCTCAACCAATCCTGATGCAGTTGGTGATGGTGACGCAATTGGTAGAGGAACTGGAACATTCTTGGATGTTTACAATGAAGCTGCAGGAACATCGGTAGATGTTTTTGAAAGAAAAATGAACATCAAATTTAATGCTTACCAACCTAACAAACCATATCAAGTAGAAGGAGAAGTATAATGAAACTTTTAGAATCTCTAAAATCCCTACTATTTGAAGCAACTTCAATCGATGATGTAAAAAAAGCCATCGATAATAAGATTGTTTGCATAGTAAATTATGAAGGAGATGAACCTGGTGGACGAGGAATTAGAGAAATCGAACCAGTTGCTTTAGGTAGGTCAAAGGCGGGTAATTTGGTTTTAAGAGCTTGGGATAGAACGGGAGCATCCCACACGGCATATATAGGTTCTCAACCTCTACCTGGTTGGAGATTATTCAGACTTGATAAAATGCCATCTTTTAAGTTTTCCCGTGAGAACTTTACAGAACCCCATCCAGGCTATAACTTTAGTGGTGACAAAGGTATGAGTTCGATAATAACAATCGCTAAATTTGATAATCAACCAATAGCAGCCTGATGAATAACGATTTGATGCAAAAATTAATGGTGGCAAAACAAATAATGAATGTCCACGATAAAAAACCCCGAGGAGGGGTAGGTACAGGGAATTTCAATACTCCCATGGTAGAGAGTTTTAATTCCCCACCAGCCACTTACAACATTCCACAGGAATTTATGGGACAACCACCACAACAGATGGTCCAAGAAAATAGTAACATTCCTGTCAAGGACAAAATTCTAAATTCAAAACTTCCTGACCACATCAAAAAATTGATGATTGAGCATCCAATTGAACAACCAAATTCCAATAACGGAAGTGTTCTCAGCAACGAATTGGTCCAAGCCGCTTCAAGATTGATGAAAACTGATGCTGCTGGTAAAATAGCCTCACAAAAATCACAACCTCAACAACCACAATATCAATCAAACAATTTTGATATTAACCTTCTCAAATCAGTGATTAAAGAGACAATCGAAGAGGTTTTGACTGAAAAAGGTATGATTTCTGAGTCAACTCAAAAAACCAAAGAACAAATTTCATTCAGAGTTGGACAACACGTATTTGAGGGTGTTGTAACAAAAATTAAAAAAATGAAAAACTAACTTTTTTTTGATTGAGACCTTTCCTATACTTTAGGAAAAATATTCTCATGTCAAAAATTAAAGTTTTAGTATTACCATCTGACAAAACAGGAGTTGGTAAATTTCGTTCGGTAGACCCTCACATTTTTTTACAAAATTTATACCCTGACGATTTCCACGTTGACATTGTTTTTGACCCCCCTCAAAATGATTACAACTTTTGGACTCAATACCAAATTGTTCATTTCCACCGAGTAATCGCAAACAACTACGAATTCACTCAAAACTTTGTGCAAGTACTCAATAGTATGGGTATTATAACCATCATGGACTTGGACGATTATTGGTTACCTGGTAAAGAACACCCAATTCATGATTTAGTTCGAGTAAATGGAATTCATGAAAAAATTATTGAGAATCTTAAGGTTGCCTCTTATGTGACAACTACAACACCACTTTTTGCTGATGAAATTAGAAAATTCAACAAGAACGTAGTGGTATTCCCTAACGCAATTAATCCAAATGAACCTCAGTTCAAAGAACCAACTGTAGAATCTGACCGACTGAGATTTGGATGGTTGGGTGGTTCATCACACCTTCACGACATTATGTTGTTGGAGAGTATGTTCTCAAGAATGTATCAGTTAAAAGACAAATCTCAGGTGTTTTTGTGTGGGTTTGATACAAGAGGTACGGTAACTGAAATCAATTCTCAGACCAAAGAACAAAAACAAAGACCAATCAAACCTGAAGAAACGGTTTGGTTCAAATATGAAAACATTTTTACACACAACTCCAAATTGATTTCTCCTGAATACCAAGAATTCTTAATGAGGTTCAAAGAAGAGGATGATTCAAAGTACGCGGATGAGTTTTATCGTCGAGTATGGACAAGACCTGTTCAAGCATACGCAAGAAACTATGCAAAATTTGACGTATCTTTGGCACCAATCAAAAATCATATCTTCAACCGAGTGAAGTCACAACTTAAAGTAATCGAAGCTGGTTTCTACAAAAAAGCTCTTATTGCATCAAACCTTGGACCTTACACATTGGACCTTACCCATTCTTTGGACAAAGGAAATTTTGTTAATGGTAACGCATTGTTGGTTGATGAAAAAAGCAATCATAGTGATTGGTTTAAGTTTTCAAAGAAGTTGGTAGATAACCCGAATTGGGCATTTGATTTGGGTCAACGTTTGTATGAAACCGTGAAAGACACTTACGACATCAATAAAGTTACTGACACACGAGCTGAATTTTACAAATCTTTAATTAAATAATTCATGATTAATCAGTCAATTAATAAACTTTTGTTTTTTGATATTGAAACAGTTGGAATCACTAAAGATTATGCGGAACTTTCTGAAAAATATCCCGCACTTCTGAAACAATTTCATAACTACTTCGATTGGTTTCTTAAAAGATTCCCTGAGGACGCTAGTCTTACCAAAGAAGAAGTTTATTTCAACAGGGCGGCTTTAGTACCAGAATTTTCTCGTATTGTTTGTGCTAGTTTTGCCTTTATGACTCCTGATGGTAAAATACATAAACAAACATTTTCGGATTCTGATGAGAAAAAGTTACTCAAAGATGTTAATGTTTTGATGGATAAAGTATTCAGAATGGATTTTTGGTTGTGTGGACACAACATCAAGATGTTTGATATTCCAACAATACAAAAACGTATGGTAATAAACGGTATCAAACCATCATCCTTACTACCAGGTTATGACACAAAACCTTGGGAAGTAAAAGCAATAGATACTATGGATATTTGGAAAATGGGTAACAACTTTGCACTTTCATCCTTAGAGTTGATGTGTGCTGCTTTGGGGGTTCCTTCACCAAAAGAGGGTGAAATAACAGGAAACAGAGTTCACGAGGCATATTACATGTTTAACCAACTTGACTTGATTGTTGAATACTGTGAGCGTGATGTTGAGGTTTTGATTCACGTTATGAAAAAATTAAAAGAATTACAATAAGATGGAACTAAACAACGAGATAAATTTACTACAAGAAGAATTGTCAAATATTCTTCGTCAACTTCATGATGAAATGGGTGAAAATCCTGATTCAGAAGAAATGGATTTCGAAGAAACACACGGAATCAGTTTGAAAGAACTTGAAGATTCATTCAATGAAAAACAACCAAGGATGGTTGTCAAGTTCGAAAAGATTCACCCTAACGCTGTTTCACCAAAATACAACTATTCTACAGATTCAGGTTTTGATTTATACTCAGTAACACAAACTTTCATCGAACCTCTCTCAAGAGCTTTAGTGCCTACAGGACTTAAGTTTGACATCAAGGAAGGTTTTGAAATTCAAGTTAGACCAAAGAGCGGACTAGCTCTAAATCAAGGTCTTACTGTGTTAAATACACCAGGAACTGTAGATTCAGGTTACAACGGTGAGATTAAAGTTATTCTGTATAACTCAACTCACGACACCATTCAAATCCATTCGGGTATGAAAATTGCTCAAGCATGTATTTGTCCCGTGGTGAATGGTAGATGGATTAATTTCACAGAAACTGATAAATTAAGCGAAAAAGATAGAGGAGAAAATGGATTTGGGTCAACAGGAATATAATGGTAATGCAATTAGTCCAGTATTGCCGGATGGTTTGAAAAACTATCTTATTGACATTGATGGTACGATAACTGACGACGTTCCGAATGAAGAACCGTGGAGAATGGAAACTTGTTTACCCTACCCAGGGTCGGTCGATACCATAAATGATTGGTATAGTGAAGGTCACATAATTACTTTCTTTACTTCAAGAACCGAAAGTCATCGTAAAGTAACTGAAGAATGGTTACAAAAACATGGTTATTTCTATCATAACCTTTTAATGAATAAACCTCGTGGAGGTAATTACCACTGGATTGATAACCATATTGTTAGAGCAACTCGGTATGAAGGTAAATGGAATAAAATGACAAAGAAAAAATTAAATATTGAAGTCTTCGAATGATTACAATCGCTTATAGTACCCGAGAAACAAACCCTGAACTACAAGAATATTTCAGAAAAAGTTCCGGTGTCCACAATTCCCAGATAATTGAAGTAGTAAATCCTGATGGTAAATCACTAACCGAGGTTTACAATGAAATCTTAGAGCAATCTACATTTGACATTGTAATACTTTGTCACGACGACATTTATTTTGATTCAAACAATTGGGGTCAAAAAATTATGAACCACTTCAAAAGGTCCGATTATGGGATTTTGGGTGTAGCTGGCAGTACTCAACTACCTAAGAGTGGAATGTGGTGGGAAGACAGAACAAAAATGATAGGTATTGTTAACCACGAACATGAAGGTAAAAAATGGACCTCAAAATACTCGGATAACTTGGGTAATTCAATCAAAGAAACTGTCTTAGTTGATGGATTATTTATTGCATTACACAAAAATAGAATTAAGAAAAACTTTGATGAGAATGTAAAAGGGTTCCACCTTTACGATGTTAATTTCTGTTTTAGAAATTTCATTGAACAAGTAAAAATTGGGGTAGTATTCGACATTAAAATTACCCACAAGTCCATTGGTATGACTAATGAACAATGGGATGCCAATAGAAAACTTTTTGCCGAAGAATTTGAATCTCTACTTCCAGTAAAAATTAAAAAAACGGATAAGGATAAATTAAAAATTTTAATTGGTTGTTTGTTTTTCAAAAACTTTACTGGTTCGGAAGTTTATATCTTTGAATTGTCGAAAAATTTGGTCAAAATGGGTCATGATGTTAGTGTGGTTTCAGAAATTGGAGGACCACTCACAGAAATGGCGAAAAAAGTCGGTATAAAAGTTTTCCCAACATCGGAACCTCCAGGTTATAAGATGGGGGATGGAAAATGGTTAGTAGAGGGTCCAAACGGAATCGGACCTTCAATACCAAATACCATGTATCGTGTGTCAGATATTAGTTTTGATATTATTCACCTACAACATGAACCGATAACAAATTATTTTCTCAATCTGTACCCTCAAATTGATAAAATCAGCACAATACACTCGGAGGTAATTGAATTGGAAAAACCTGTTGTCCACGATTCAATCAAACACTATATCTGTATTAGACCTGAAATTAAAGAACATATTGAAAATGTTTACCAAATAGATGAATCTCAATGTTCAGTAATGTATAATCCAGTTGATTCAGATAGATTTCGTTCTTCAAACCAAAAGGAAGAAAACGCCTGTTTATTTGTAGGAACGATTGATTATTTGAGAGAAAATTCAATCAAAGATTTGGTCGAACAAACTCGGACAGAAAATTTAGAATTATGGCTCCTTGGTGAAAATAAGTCAGATTATTTGGATTCTCTATTACAAAACTCTCACGTAAAACATTTACAACCAACTTGGAATACTGAGAAATATATCAACAGGGTAAAATACACCGCAGGAATTTTGTTGGGTAGAACCACTATCGAAAGTTGGTTTTGTGGTAAACCTTCTTGGATTTACGATGTGGATTCCTCAGGACACATCAACAAGAAAACATTATTTGAACCACCAACAAAATCTGAACTTGAAAAATTTGATTCGAAGAACGTTACAAATCAAATACATAAACTTTATTTACAAACTATCAACTCATGAACCGTTTTATAGACTACGAAGAACTATCCAATAAAATTGTTCTTTGGATTAAAAATTATTGTATCACCAACAATATCGAATCTTTGGTTGTTGGTGTGTCAGGTGGTATCGATAGTGCCACCGTATCATCTCTTTGCGCTGAAACAGGATTACCAACAAACTTAGTTGTTTTACCAATTCGTCAAAATGTTGAAGAGACAATTCGAGCTAACAACCTAATTTCAATACTTCAAGACAAATATGAAAATGTCACCAAGTCTACAATTGAACTCAGTGAGGTTTTCAAATTACTTGATGACACCCTTTCGATGACCGTCACTAGTGAATTAGCTAGTGCAAATGTTCGTTCAAGACTCAGAATGATTTCACTTTATCACTTAGCAACAACTCAAAACGGAATTGTAGTTGGGACAGGTAATAAGGTTGAGGATTATGGGGTTGGATTTTTTACAAAGTATGGTGATGGTGGTGTTGATATATCTCCAATTGCCGACTTATACAAAACGGAAGTTAGGGAACTTGGCAAGTATCTTGGAGTAACAAAAGAAATATTGGATGCTAAACCAACAGATGGGTTGTGGTCCGATGGCAGAAGTGATGAAGACCAAATTGGAGCATCATACGAAGAATTGGAGTGGGCAATGGAGATTGGTCAATACAAAACTGAATTCAGTTCAAAAGAAAATGAAGTTATGAAAATTTATGAATCTTGGCACAAAAAAAATATTCATAAAATGAGACCAATACCTACCTTCAGAGTATGAAAATAGGAGTTATTGGTGCTGGACGATTAGGGATAACTTTTGCACTACTCTGTGAACAAGCAGGGTTTGATGTATTAGTTTCAGACGTAAGACAAGATTACATCGATGGTTTGAATAAAAAATTAATTCAGACCAATGAACCTGGTGTGTTGGAGTTACTCCAAAAAACCACAAAATTTTCTGCAACAACAGATAATGTGAAGGTCATTGAACAATGTGATGTTGTTTACACCTTTGTATCAACTCCTTCTAAACCAACTGGTGAATACGACATTACGTATTTAATGGATGTTGTGCATGATTGGGGTTGGGCATTTGAAAACGAAATACCTGTTTTTGGAAAAATATTTGTTATTGGGTGCACAACCAATCCTGGTGATACAAGAAAAATTATGGATATTTTGAATCCAATGAATATTGATGTTTGTTACAATCCAGAATTCATAGCTCAAGGTGAAATTATCAAAGGTTTGGAACAGGCCGATATGGTTTTGATTGGGTCAACTAATCAAAATAGTGTGAATACCCTCTCTAAGATATATTCTAAAATTCAAACAATACCTGTTAAGATTAATTCAATGTCGTCAATGGCTGCGGAAGTTACAAAAATATCAATAAATTGTTTTCTAACCACCAAAATTAGTTATGCCAATTTGATTGGTGAAATTCTAACAAGCGCTGGTTTGTCTGATGAAATTAAGTTGGTATTACATTCAATAGGTAATGACTCGAGAGTTGGTTTCAAATATTTGAATTATGGTTTTGGATTTGGTGGACCATGTTTACCACGAGATAATAGAGCTTTAGGTCACTTTGCATCAGCTTTAGGACTCAAAGTAAATCTTCCATACGCAGTTGATGATTTCAATGAAAGTCACTCACAATTCTTGAGAAACCATTGGGAAACAATTAATCCCGACAAAAATGTACCATTTGTTATGAATCATATAACCTATAAAAAGGGAACTGATATGTTGGTTGAATCACAACAATTGAGATTAATGTATGACTTATTAAATGACGGGTATTCTGTTAATATCATTGAGTGTGATTACATTTTGAATGACAGAAAACTTTTGTCGGAATTATCAAATGATTTTGGTAATAGGGTAAAATTCTACACCGAAGGGTCTAAACCCGAAGGGATATCAATCCATTTCTAATTATGATTTTATATTGTTACGGAACTAGACCCGAGTATATCAAGATAAAAAAATTGATATCTCTTTCTGGTAATATTCCTCACAAAGTTTTGTACACTGCCCAACACAAAGATATTGTTTTGGGAGATTTTGACTTCAAACTTGATATTGAGAACGGACTCAACAGACTTGACACAATTGTATCATCAATACTTTCTGACGGAATTAATGAGTGTTTACAAGGGATTGATTATGTTTTAGTACAAGGAGATACCGCATCGGCCTTTGCCCTTGCATTGGCCGCTTTCCATAGAGGTATCAAAGTTATTCATTTAGAAGCCGGTCTCAGAACCTATGATAAAATGAATCCATATCCTGAAGAGTCTTACAGACAATTTGTGAGTAGAATTGCCGATATTCACCTATGTCCTACAGTCACAAATGCAAATAATTTACATGATGAAAAAGTGGGTGGAGAAATTTATATTGTCGGTAATACCGTATTGGATAATTTAGACAAGGAAAATCTGAGTTACGATAATATAGTTTTAGTAACCCTACACAGACGCGAAAACCATGAAGAAATGGGAAATTGGTTCAAAGAAATTGATTCAATTGCCAGTCGATACCCTGAACTTCGTTTTATTTTACCAATTCATCCAAATCCAATGGTAAAAAAACACAAACACCTTTTACAAAATGTAGAGGTTGTTGAACCCATGAACCATGACCAATTTATCGAAACAATGAAACGATGTAAATTATTAATTTCTGATAGTGGTGGGGTTCAGGAAGAAGCGTCTTTTTTTAACAAAAAAGTAATTGTTTGTCGTAAAGTTACTGAACGAACTGAGTCATTGAATATTCATTCCTATTTGTGTCCAACCCACAATGAATTAAGTTTATTATTTGACAGGCTAATTTATGATTATAAAGTAGATTATGAATGCCCGTATGGTGACGGATTTTCATCAGAAAAAATTATTAAAATATTAGAACAACTATGAGTGTTACAGTGGTCTTAAATGGATATAAAAGAGGTGCTCACTTGAAGACACAACTTGATGCTATAAAACGTCAAACAGTTCAACCTGATGAAATTCTTTTGTGGCAAAACTTTGGAGAAGATTTCAAATCAGAATTGACCTCACAGACTACTCACGCTTCTTGTAATAAGAATTTAGGAGTTTGGGCTCGATTTGCCTTTGCACTAAATGCTAAGACCGAGTACATTTGTGTTTTTGATGACGATACAATCCCTGGTCCTAAGTGGTTAGAAAATTGTTTGGAAACTATTAAAACTCACGATGGATTACTTGGGACTATTGGTGTCAAATTTTTATCTGAGACAGGTTATCAACCTCATGTCAGACATGGTTGGGCACAACCGAACGAACAGGTTGAAGAAGTGGATATTGTTGGTCACGCATGGTTTTTTAGACGAGAGTGGTTATCAACTTTTTGGAGAGAATTACCCTCGATTGAACAATCGACTTTAGTTGGTGAAGACATGCATTTTTCATACACTTTACAAAAGTACCTTGGTAAAAAAACTTTTGTTCCTCCACACCCCAAAAACCAAGTTGATAAATGGGGAAGTATTCCAATGACTGCATGGTCCATCGGACAAGATTCTGCAGCTATATCGATGAACTTTGACAATTTGAAAATTATGTCCGATACTTTTGTCAATTATATTAATAAAGGATTCCAATTGATGAAAAATAGATGAAAACGTTTGAAGGACATTTAGAATTATTTCGAGAAAAATTATCGAATGGTGAGAATTTTGCTTTCACAAGATTTTCTGATGGAGAATTGTTTATTCTACAAAACAAAAGATTGGAACTGAATGAAAATCACTATATCATTGGCAACAATTTAGGTATGGGTCGATACAATGAGGAAGAACAAAAAAAGTTTCATCCTGAAACCCATTCAGAAAATAGGCAGATGTTAATTGACTCTCTCCAACACCAACAAGAAAATTATTTCAAAGGTATATCCTGTAGATGTTGTGTATCACAATCTGATTTTGATTTTCAAATGGAAATGGCAGGTGGTGATAGTGAATACATGACTTGGTCAAACTTGTTTGTTAACGGAAACTATGAAAAATATTTAGAACGAATTGTACCATTGTTCAAAACAAAAAAAGTAATAATCGTTGTAAATAAATCCGCCGATATATCTCAATTAGGTTTTGATATCGTAAAAGATTTCAGAGTTGGTACTAATTGTTTTATCAACGATGTCTCAATCATCGATGATTTGAAAAAGTATATTTCAGAAAATGACATTCGAGACCATTTGGTTTTGGTTTCCGCCGCCAGCTTGTCAAATTTAATAATCCATCAGTTATTTCGTGAGTTTCCCAACAACACCTATTTAGATATGGGAAGTACACTAAATCCAATTATGAAAATGGAAGGATGGAAAGGAAGTAGAGAATACCTAAAAGAGTATTGGATGAAACAAGGTAGGTTTTATCTAGAAAAGAATTGTATATGGTAAATTTAGAATTAGTATTGAATGCACCTGAGTATTATGAAGTTATCAGAGAACTCAGAACTGACCCGAAGAATTTACACGGGTTTGTTGAACAGGTATCTATTACTCCTGAACAACAAAAAAATTACATGGATAAATTTGGTAACGACTATCAAATTTGTTTGAGAAACGGAGAACCTGTTGGATTTGTAGGTGTTGTAGACAAAGACATCAGATTTGCTGTGAATCCAAACTACCATGGACAAGGTATTGGTAAATTTATGATATCTAAACTTGTTGAACAAAATAGAGATGTTTTAGCAAAAGTTATGGTAGATAATGTTGCCAGTAAAAAAGTGTTTGAGTCTTGTGGATTCAAACTATACAAACAAGATGAAAACTTTTTATATTTTTCTTTATGAATCTTAGAAAACCCAAAACAAACCCATATAAAATTGTAAAACAATTTGAAGAAGAAGTTGCTGACTACACAGGAGCTCCTTACGCAATATCAGTCGATAACTGTACCAACGCATTATTTTTAGTGTGTAAGTATTTGGAAGTACAACAAGTAACTATTCCATCTAAAACTTACTTATCTGTTCCACAATCAATTATCCACTCAGGTGGAGAAGTGATTTTTGACACTTCAGAAGAGACAAACAATTGGCAAGGTATATATCAACTTAAACCCTACCCAATCTATGATTCGGCTAAAAGATTTACCTCGGATATGTATATCCCTGGTAGTTTTATGTGTTTATCATTTCACATAAAAAAACACCTCAAAATAGGTAAGGGTGGTATGATTCTTACAGACAGTGAAGATGCTGTTAAATGGTTCAAACAAGCTCGTTATGAAGGTAGAAACGAGGTTTTATATCACGAAGATGACATCAAAATGCTTGGTTGGAACATGTATATGACCCCTCAACAAGCATCACACGGATTGGCACTTATGCAAAATTACCCCATGAATGTTCCTGATTTAGATGAACATAATGGATATAGAGATTTGACTGATTTCACAGTATTCAAAAACTGCAAAAAAATCTAAAATGAAATTTAAGGTTTTATTTATTTCGGGAGTATTTGACTATCACGGTTCACCAAGTGGTAATTATATTCTTTACAAAACCTTAAAGATGATACCAAACTTGGAAATCAAGGTTATTGGAGTTGGGTCACATTCTTTTAGTGTCTTTAGACCTGACCCAGAGGATTATCACGGAGAATTTACAGTCAAAACAAACATTACCAAATTTATGTTTGATATTCCACCTCATGACTTTTTGGTTATGACAGGTCCAGACTTAGCACATGAAATCTTAGGTCCTATTATTGAAAGAAATAATAGTAAATTAATTATCTCTGCCATGACTCATTGGGTATATGGTAATTCGGATTCATATCCTGAACTGAACCCACAAAACTTTGTTGGTCCATATATCCAAAAAAGAAAAGAATTTTTTTCGAATGTAAACGCGACAATATTATGTCACTCAACATATTCTCAAAATATTCATAGTGTGAGTCCTTTGAATAATTTGAAATCTTACGTTATCCCTCTACCATTTGAAGAGATTGATACTTTAGAAACAAATAAAAAACTTGTAGATAACGCAAAGAAAAAAATTCTATGGGGAACCACTCAACCTCAAACGAAACGGAAAGGTTTAGATTTTTTTGAAAAGGTTTTACAAATTCTCGAATCAAAAGTAGATAACGATATCATCATGGTATTAACTGCAGGACATTCTGTTGAATTAAACACTAAGTTTGAACATAAAAAATTGGGTTATTTTCCTGATAGAAAATCATTATCTGATGCTTATCAGTCTGCTGATGTTTTTGCTCAAACAACATTTGCCGATGCGGGACCTATGATGGTTGTAGAATCCTTAAAAAATAATTTACCAGTCGTTTCATTAAAAACTAATATTTCATTAGATTTAATTGAGGATGGAACAAATGGGTATTTGTGTGATGGGGCTGAAGATTTTGCGGAAAAAATTATCCAATGTTTATTTGACGGAACAGTAAAAATGGATTTAGATAAAGTAAAAAAATTCAACTCCAAAGATTCTGTCGTCCAAAAATACCAAGAAATGTTTTTGGACCTTTACCAAAAATCATAAACAATTATATTATTCTAAAAAATAATATGATAAGTTTTAGTCATTTAGGAGAATACGGAAGATTAGGAAATCAGTTATTTCAATATGCAATTTTGAAGTCAGTCCAAAATAAAACAGGATTTGAAATTGTATTACCAAAAGATATTAATGTTAGAAATTGGCACGGACAACAATGCCTCATGGGAAATTTCAAACTCCCATCCTGTACCTATGGAAATTTAGATATTAAAAACTATTTCCATGAAAAACAACTCCGAATTTTTGATACCGATGTTTTTGATGTAAAAGACAACACTGACTTTATGGGATTCTTTCAACATCCAAATTATTACACCCCCATCAGAGACTTACTTATCAAAGAATTTGAAATGATTAATTCAATTCAGGATAAAGTTGATGAATACCTACATAATTTAGGTACCACAGTTTCATTACACGTCAGAAGAGGAGACGTAAGTGATGGTACAAACCCAACTGATACTCAGTGGTCCAATGATTTTTCAGAGGGGTCAGTTCTTTACAATTATTATACAAATGCACTTAAGGAAATCCCCGGAGATTCAACAATTTTATTATTTACTGGGGGTTCAAGAAAGAATGTTTTGGAGAGTGACATTGATTGGTGTAAAAGGCATTTCAAAGACGAAAGAATTGTATTTGTAGAGGGTTTTAATGATATTGAAACTTTTAGCCTTATGAAATCTTGTGATTATAATATTACATCATTTGCCTCAACTTTCTCATGGTGGGCATCTTTTCTAAACAAAAAAAACAACGTAATTGCGCCAAAGAATTTTTATCCATCGATGGTGTTAGATACATCAAATGTTTATCCTGAAAATTGGAAATTATTATGAAAAAAATTATCGTATTAGGTGGTGGCGGATTTATTGGTGGTCACCTCGCAAAAAGACTTAAATCTGAAGGGAATTACGTTCGTATTTGTGATTTGAAAAAACATGAATACTTCGATGAAAAAGAAATTTGTGACCAATTTATTGTTGGTGATTTAACAGACCCCAAGTTAGTGGAATTCGTTATTGATGAAGGTGTTGATGAACTTTATCAACTGGCCGCAGATATGGGGGGAGCTGGTTATATTTTCACGGGTGAAAACGATGCAAATGTGATGCATAATTCAGCATTGATTAATTTGAATGTTTGTCATGAATCGGCAAAAAAGAAAGTGGGTAAAGTTTTCTATTCCTCCTCAGCTTGTATGTATCCTGAACATAATCAGTTGGACCCCAATAATCCAAATTGTGAAGAATCTTCGGCATATCCTGCTAACCCTGATTCAGAATATGGGTGGGAAAAACTATTTTCAGAAAGATTGTTTTTGGCATTTAAGAGAAACTATGGATTGGATGTAAGAATTGCCCGATTCCACAATGTATTTGGTCCACAAGGAACATGGAAGGGTGGTAAAGAGAAGTCTCCAGCTGCGATGTGTAGAAAAGCCGCAGAGGTAAACGATTGGGACAAAATACCGGGTCAATCAAGACCCGAATATCAATTAGAGGTTTGGGGTGATGGACAACAAACACGTTCATTTCTTTATGTTGATGAGTGTGTTGAAGCGGTTCTTAGATTAATGGAAAGTGATTTTGTTGAACCAGTGAACATAGGTTCTGAGGAAATGGTAACAATCAACGAACTTGCACAAATTGCTATCGATTTATCAGGAAAAGACATCAAAATCAAAAATATTGAGGGTGAAACATTCGTAAATAAATATGGATTCCCATGTCCTCTTGGTGTCAGAGGTAGAAACTCTGATAACAAACTTTACCGTGAAAAAGTGGGTTGGGAATCAAAGTTAACACTTAGAGAAGGTATGGAAAAAACATATAGTTGGATTGAAGAACAGGTTATAAAAAACAAATCCGAAAACGTTTACATCTACGAAAGTCCCGACAAAGGTAATACAGTGTATCGTAGAGAATTTGGAAAACTTGAAAGGGATATTATCTAATGGAAAAACCAATAATTTATAACGCAAAAGAATCCAGTAGTTGTACCATCCCAAAAGGATGGGGTCATGAAATTATTTTTGAAAACAATGACCTCTATTGTGGGAAACTTCTCGTATTCAAAGAGGGTATGAAGTTTTCCATGCACTATCATCTTTTGAAAGATGAAACTTGGTATGTCAAAGAAGGAGAATTCATTTATCGATGGATAGATACAGAAAACGGCTCTGTAATCGAAAATAAATTAAAAGAGGGGGACACAGTTCGTCAACTACCTGGTCAACCTCATCAATTAGAGGCATTGAGTGATGGTATAATTTTCGAGGTTTCCACTTCTCATTTTGATTCAGATTCTTATAGAATATGGCCGGGGGACAATCAAAACCTTTGAAAATTTGGGTAAATGGAACTTTCGATGTGATACATCGAGGTCACATCGAGTTATTACGATATGCCTCAAAAATGGGACAAGTTAGAGTTGGATTGGATTACGATGAGCGTGTCAAAAATTTCAAAGGAGATGACCGACCAATTAATACTTGGAATGACAGAAAATTTCTAATCGAGAGTTTAGTTTTTGTCGATAGTGTAGTTGGTTTTGGTTCGGATGAAGAGTTGGAAAATGAGGTCAAAGTGTGGGGTCCAAAATATATAATTGTTGGTTCAGATTACAGAGATAAGAAGGTTATTGGTTCACAATATTGTGAACAAGTGTTATTCTTCGATAGAATCGGAAATTACTCCTCAACAAATATAATAAGAAATGAAAAAAATCTTAGTGGTAGGTGAAACTTGTGTAGATAGTTTTATTTATGGTGTTGTTGAAAGATTATCCCCTGAAGCTCCCGTACCGATTCTAAAACCAACCCATGTTACTTCCAATTCAGGAATGTCTGGTAACGTGGTTTCCAACCTAAAGAGTATCAATGCCAAACTTGACATTACTCACTTAACAAATTCAGAACAAATAAAAAAAGTCAGATTTATTGAAGGTAAATCTAACCATATTTTCCTAAGAGTTGATAAGGGTGAGAATAAAAAACTAAATCAAATAGATATGAATGATTTAGTGGATTTAGATTCTTATGATTCAATTATAATTAGTGATTATGACAAGGGTTTTTTGACTTCGGAAATCATCAATTTTATCAGTTCTAATAATAAAAAAGTTTTTTTAGATTCTAAAAAAGATTTAACAGAAATCGAGTTGTCAAATCTATTTTTAATCAAACTTAATGAGGATGAGTATAATAACAACAAAAACATAGTTGACTCAAATCTTGCCAAATTTGTTATAACTTTGGGACCCAAGGGTGCCAAACATAACAATATTATTTATGAATCTCCAAAACCTCAAGAAACAATTGATGTTAGTGGTGCTGGAGATACTTTCATCGCCGCTCTTGTGTCGAAATATCTTGACACTGACGACATCTCACAATCGATAGAATTTGCAAACAAAATGAGTTCTGTAGTTGTGAGTAAAAGAGGAGTTACAACTCCATAACCAAAATTTCAAAATATGAGAAAAAAAACAACAAAATTATCAGGTCAGACAGAAACAGTTTTTCAAAAAAAACTTACAAAAAAAGAACTTATTACAAGAATTGTCCCCAAGAAAACAAGAGAAAAATTTTTATCTGACAATCAGAGAATTTACTATGAAATTTTACATAAAAACCAAATAACAATTTGTTCGGGTCCAGCTGGTGTTGGTAAAAGTTACATATCCATGAAAGCCGCTGTGGATTTATTATCAGACCCCGAAACCCCTTATGACAAAATAATAATTGTTAGACCAGCGGTAGAGGCTGAAGAAAAACTTGGCGCGCTACCTGGTAATGTTGAGGAAAAACTGGACCCATATATATTCCCATCATACTACCTTTTGAATAAAATTATTGGTAAGGAGTCTCGAGAAAAACTTAAAGAAATCGAAGCTGTAGAAGTTTTTGCTTTAGCATATATGAGAGGGATGAACATTGATAATTCGATTCTTATTTTCGAAGAAGCTCAAAACTGTTCTCCAAAACAAATGAAGTTGTTGCTAACAAGAATTGGTTACAACAGTAAATTTTTCATCTCAGGAGATTTGGAACAAACTGACAGATATAAAGATATAAAACATTCGGGTCTGTGGGATGCTATTGAAAAATTCAGAAACATTGATGATATTGGTGTATTCGAGTTTCAGGATTATGACATTGTTAGAAATCCTCTAATTTCGAAAATCTTGACAAAATACGAATAATGAGAATTGCAATAGAAGTTGATGGGGTCCTACGAGACACTTTTAGTAAGATAGAACAAATCTATCAAAAATTTTTCATTGATGAGTTGGAGTTGGTGGATGAAGACTTCCAATTTGAAATTGTGAGACCTTTTGATACTCCTGATTTCAAAACTCACTTTAAGTTCAAAACAGATGAGGAATATCTGTCATTCATATATGAAGAATTTGCAATGCAAATTTTTGGGCATTCACCATCTACTCATATGTCAACATTTCAAGATTTGAATGAAATTTATCGGAAATACAAAGACGATTTCAAATTTGTTTTAATAAGTGAACAGGTTGGTAAAACAAAACCAGCAACCCTTTTCTTTATTTCAAAGTTTGGTTGTGAAATAGATAGAATTATTTTCTACAATAAACTAAATGAGGAAAAGATATGGAAAGAGTTCGATATTCTGTTAGCATCTAACCCTCATTTATTACAAGAATCAAAGGATAAAACTTTAATTAAATTCGAAACGTCTTATAATTCAAGTATCAAAATTGATAAAACTATTTCGAATTTGAAAGAATTTGAAGAAGAACTTAAAAAATTAAAAAACAATGATTGAAGTTTTTGGTGAAACCTGGCATTTCAACCTAAATAAGATTGACGAATTTGTTAATCTACCAGTTAGTGACACAGGTACCACAGAAGGTCAACACATTTCAATACTAAAGTATGAAATGATAAAAATGATGTCAGATGTAATATTGAGTGAACACGACGAAGTTGATGAGAAACTCGGTCAAAAATCATCTGAATCCCTTTCAATTCCATTCAGATTAGCATGGAATACAATGTTAAGAAATAAATTAATCGAGAAATTATAAAAAATGGAACAACAAGAATTAGTCGAAAAAATCAAAGGCTCAATTAAAAATATCGAAGAAAAAAACAATAGAATCTATTTCTTCGTTCAAGACACAAGAGGTAATGCTAAGGCTTCAATAGTCTACATTTACGAAATGGCGATGACACTCCATAAAAATGGTTACAGTGTAATTATGTTACACGAAAAAAATGATTTCACTTCAGTAAGTAATTGGTTGGACAAAGAATATGAAACTTTGGTTCACCAATCTGTGGAAGGAACAAACCTTCAAATCGCACCTGAAGATATTCTAGTAATACCTGAAATATTTGGTTATGTAATGGAACAAGTGAAGAACTTACCTTGTGGTAAAATTGTTCTTTGTCAAGCAGTAGACCATATGTTAGAGACCTTAACACCAGGTACAAGTTGGAGTCAATTGGGATTTTATAAGTGTATCACAACATCTGAAACTTTGGAACAAGCGATTTCTAAAGTGATGAAGAAAGTTTCCGTAGAGGTTATTCAACCTGTAATTTCAGAAAAATTCCGTAAACAACAATATCCACCCAAACCTATCATTGGTATCCATTCAAGAGAACAAAGAGAAGGTATCAATCTTATCAAACAGTTTTACCTAAAGTATCCTCAATACAGATTTTTTACTTTTAGAGATTTAAGAGGTCTTTCTCAAGAAGAATTTGCAAACTCACTTCAAGATTGTTTCTTGGGTGTTTGGTTAGATTATACTTCATCATTCGGTACTTTCCCATTAGAATGTATGAAATCGGGAGTTCCTGTACTTGGAAGAATCCCTTACATCAAGCCCGAATGGATGAATGAAAAAAATGGTGTATGGGTTGATAACCCAACACAAATGTCGGACATAATTGCAGACATTATTCAGACTTGGTTAGAAGACAATTTGGTTCCCGAATTGTATACAGAAGGTAGTGAAACTGCCGAACAATATTCAGACAGAAATAAATTCGAAACGATGGTGTTAGAAACATTCTCAGAATTTTCAAATAAACGAAAAGAAGCTTTTGAAGCACAACTTAATCCCGAAACAGTATAATCATGGAAAATAAATTAAATTTATCAGTTATTCTACCAATCAAATCGGCTTTGATGAAGTCATTTGACCATTATTTTGAAAAAGCAATCAAATCCCTACAAGTTCAAGTTGTAGGTTTCAATGAATTAATTATTGTCCATACAAAAGAAGAAAATCTTGTAAACATTCTTAAATCATACGACTTTGGTGATTTGAACGTGAAGTTAGTAGAATTTGATGGTGAGTCTAACTATCAAAAACAAGTAAATCTTGGTATTGAATCGGCATCAAGTGAATGGATTTCTTTTTTCGAGGTTGATGATGAATATGCTAATATCTGGTTCAAAAATGTTTTGAAATATGCTGAAGCATATCCTGATGTTGATGCGTTCTTACCGATTGTTGTTGATGTGGATGAAAAAGAAGTTTTTGTAGGATTTACAAATGAAGCAACATTTGCAGCAAGTTTTACTCAAGAAATGGGATTTTTGAATAATGAAACTCTTATGGATTTTCAAAATTTCCAAACAGCAGGAATGGTAGTTAAAAAAAGAGTTTTAGAAGATTATGGTTCGTTCAAACCTTCCATGAAATTGACATTTGTATATGAATTACTTCTTAGACTTACTTACAATTCTTTGAGAATTATGACAATCCCAAAGATTGGGTACAAACACACTGCTATGAGAGAAGGCTCAATATTTTGGAATTACAAAAATGGTTCTGAAATTATGACAGAACCCGAAGTTAAGTTTTGGATTTCAACCGCAAAAAAAGAATTTTATTTCGCTGAAGACAGAAACATAAAATATGAAGTAGAAAATGTTTGATGTATTCTTCCGAAACCACATCAACTACTGTTCTCAAAAGGGGTAGAAAACCAACTAATGTAAATTATTTTGATGAACCAGAGGAAAACGCGGTGAGAAGGTATCTTATCGCTGACACCTTTGAAGAAAAAAACAAAATTTACAACGAGTTTTTAAGAGACCCTTTAGACAAAATGATATCTTCTATTATCAGAAGATATAAACTGTATCGTAAAGATATGGATTTTACTGAAATCCATACCGATACACATTCATTTTTGATGACAAAAGTTGACAAATTCAAACCAGATAAGAATAAAAAAGCATATTCTTATTTTGGTACAATTTGTAAAAATTATTTGATGGGTCAAATAATCAAAGACCAAAAAGACCAAAATCGTAAAATATCGTATGAAGATATTTCATCTCAGTTGGAGACGAGACCTGATATGATATATTATTTGGAGTATGAAAAACAAGAGGCCGATGCTGTAATTATTGAGTTTTTGAAAGAGTTGAGAACCACTTTGGATGAGACAAATTTGAACGATAACGAACGTAAATTGGGTATAGCACTTCTTGAACTTTTTGAAAACTATAAAACAATTTTTTTAGGTACAGATAATAATAAATTCAACAAGAATGTCATTTTACTATCGATTAGAGAAATGACTAATTTATCTACCAAAGAAATACGGACAGCGATGAAAAGATATAAAAAACTATATTACGTTGTTGTAAATGGAATGATTGAGTAAAATCTCCGTCAAATTATATTTATTAGTATGTCTAGACCAAAGAAAAAAGAAATATCTCTAAGTAAAGATTCAATTCTTTCACTTCTACAGGAAATCTATAATGAACTTGTAGAACAAAGAAGCACCGCGATTAGAGTTCAAAACAAAATGTTGTCACTTCTTAAAGATGCTGAGGATATGAAAGAAATTGGTCCCGTACTTGAAAAACAACAAAGAATCATTAACGAGTGTGTTGAAAAAAAGTTGACCTTAGCGAAACTCCAATCGGCAATTTGGGAAAAATCTAATGTTCAAGATGATAACATGTCTTTGACAGACATTGATGATGATATGTTACAATCTCTAATCAAAAAAGACATTGAATCCATAGATACGGATAAGCCATATAGTCTAAAATAATATCATATGGCACTAGACTTAGATAACTCATACAAAAGGTTGAGGAAGTCCATCGAAAGTGTGGAGACATTCAATCAAGTTTTAGATTCTGAAAAACAATCTCAGTCACAACAACAAAGCTCATTAGAAAAAAGTTCGGAAGAAACACTATCTCCTTTGGACCAACTTAAGGAGCAAAAAAAGAGATACCAAAGACAAGTTGAAAGTCAGTTAGATAAATTGTTGAACATCAACAAATTACTTCCAAATGATAGGTATACGGGTAAAACTGCAACATCAACTTCGAGTTTTATCAAAAATTCATTTTCTGAAGCTTTGAATCAGGTCAAATCAAAATTACCTGAAATCATACAAGAAGAGATGTTAAAACAGTTGGGTTGTACCCAAGAACAAACCTACTCATTAGGTCCTTTTTATATCCCTGTTGAATCTATTGACTTGGCGGGAAATCTTAAAGAGGCTCCCGATTCCACCGTAGGAAAATTGTTTTATGAAAAACCACCAATTGTGATTCAGAACAGTCCATTCTCGATGAATAAGGAATTGTATAACCGAATTCAGAACCCTGGGTTATCTTACAATAACGAATACGGAAAAAACTATAAAGGAGCATCGTCTCAAGAACTTTTTAACTTTACCTATGTTCAACAAGATGCAAATGGTAATAATGGTAATTTTTACAAAGTAGATTTAATTCCAAGAGAAAATAACAAAAACTTAGTTGGTCAATTTTTGACTGATTATTTCAAATCAATCCAACTTGTTGACACTAAAAACATTTTCTTACAAGTTTTCCAAATAATTTTTGGTTCGATATCAATTCAACTCAAACAAGGACAAGGTCAAATTTTGGATTTTAGTTATTTCCAAAGAATCATGACTCGAGTCTTGGGATTATGTTTTGATAACAGAAGTGAAATCGATGTGAGTGGAATCGCAAAGGTTGCTCCTTTAGATGGTGTTGATGATTCGTTCTTTGAACTTACTGACGTTGATTTGAGATTGATTGAATCAAAATTATCAAACATACAGCAAGGAGTTTTTGAATACATTGATTGTACAAATGTTAAACAACCACTCAATGTAAACGAATTATTTGATACACTTCTTTTGACTTTAGATGTTGATGACAATAATTCAGCTGAAAACACAGCCATTTTTAATCAGGCAACTCAAACAATTAAAGATAAAACATTAGGTCCAAAGTTTGAACTCGGTGTTAAAATAGATGATGATATAATTTCGACCTTACCACAAGCAATTTTTGCAGCAGTAATCACACCTAAAGTTCTTTTTCCATTTATGATTCTAATCAAAGCTTTAGAATCAACAATTGCCAATATCCAAGCCTCAGCAGTAAATGTTGTATACAACTATGAATCTTTTGTCAGAACTTACAAAAAGTTTGTAATAGAAGTTGTTTCAAGAATTACCGCAGAGTTTGTTAAAATTTTGAGAGATATTATCGTTAGAGATGTGAGAAAACTTTTGAAATCTTTGACGAAAGATTTGAAAAAGAATCAAATAACAAAAAAATACGCAATTATTGCACAACTTTTAGAAGCATCAATCTTAATTACTCAGTTGGTTACCGATTACAGAAAATGTAAAAGTGTTGTTGATGATATTTTGAATATTATCGAATTTGCATTGCGTGGTGCGGATTTACCAACACCACCTTTTTTGAGACCTTTAGCAGCACTTAGAACCGGATTCAACGATACTCGAGCCATGTTGGAGGTTATCAAAACCTTACAAAAAAATGGAATACCTACAGGCCCGATGCCAGATGGAAGTCCAAATCTTTACTTATTAGCGATTAAGTCTCAAATTGAAGGTATTGAATCAGAAAGAACTAAAAACGGAAAAACCGAATCGTTAGCACCCCAACAAGTAGTACTACCGATTGGGATAACAGTTCCACAACCTTTTGCATCAATTATCAAATGATTAAGAGCGATAAAGTAAATTACGAAGAAGTACAAAAAATAGTTGCCGACTTAAAGAGTAGTAGCAACAAAGAACTCATTGCCGTGATGGATTTTTTAGGTGAAGATTTTGAAGAAACAAAAAATATGGTAATTGATTTAACCATTCACCTTGACAATATAGAAAATCTATACAACACGATTTTGAAAGAACATCAACAAAGAAATGGACAGGCTCCAAAATAAAATAATATTCCCCGCAGAGGTTGTTAACAACCAAGACCCCCTAAATATAGGAAGGGTTCGAGCATATCCTTTGGATAAGAATGTCCGTGCGGCTTTGGATGGTTTTGGATTCAAAGACCCTCAAGACCTATGGGGACCAAAAGACCCTTTTGTTTGTCTTCCATTATTTCCGATGTTTTTTTCCCAAGTACCTGAGGTCAAAGAAAGGGTTAATTTAATTTACCAAAACAAAGAATATCCTTATCAAGACATTTACTATGTCCAAGGAGCCTTCTCAAGTCCTATGAGTTATCCTTTGGAAACCATAGAACAATCCAATAATTTAACTTCGTTAGGTGATAGGGTTAAGGGTACATTACCACTAAAAAATTTAGATGGTAGTTTCAAAAATGTTAAATCATTTGGTATTTTTCCACAACCTGGTGACAACGCACTTTTAGGTAGGGGAGCCTCGGATGTTATTGTTAAGAAAAATGGTGTTCTTATTAGAGCTAGTAAGACCAAAAATCTCAATCCTAATCAATTCCCAATAGCAAATAGTAAGAGTGCCTTCCTACAGGTCTCAGAGTTTGACACAAGGGTCGAAAAGGGGAAACAAAAGACTTTAATAAAGACAACGCCAGTTAGCCAACAAATCAAAAAACTAATAGAATGGGATATTGATAATTTGGAAAATATGATGGAACAATTTACAGGTTCTATTCGTTTGTATTCTCTAAAACCAACCACCCAAACTCTATCCGATAATATCCAATATGATAGTAATTTGGACTCGGTAAGGTCATTAGAGTATTATGAAAATTTTACCAATCTACCATTTGAAGAAGCCGTCAATAGAATCAACAGATTTATCCAAGGAGTAAACGATGGAAAAATTGTCAATGGACCAAGTGTTAACGAACAATTTCCCTTCGTTTATAGACCTAACGTAACCATTCGAAACGTATTGACTACCAATTCGGTTCTGTCAAACTTGGGTGACCCATTGGCTGTAATATCTTATAGTAACAGTTTACGTTTTTTGAATAAAGTTACTTTGAATCCGGGTTTGGGAATCGCGAGTTACAAATTCGGAATGGTAAGGTCCAAAGGTGAAATCGGAAAACCATTTAAGGTTGAATTGGAAACCGTTACACCCAAAAACGTAATCAATGATTCAGGAACTTTCGTTGGTTTGGGAGGAGACACTTTATTCCTTATATCTCACAAGTCTAATAAGCCTGTGGATACCAACGGTACAATTTATGGTTTTACTCAAGAACAGTTGGAAAATAGGGTCCTACCTAATACATCATCTATGGTTAGGGGTGAGGAACTTATTCAACTACTTAATTTGATTGTTCAGTTCTTGGTTGCACACGTTCACCCAATTCCAGGTGCCGCACCTGTACCAGTTGCTTTGGACAACACTTCCGCAATACAAATATTAACAGAACTACAAAATGCTCAAAATAAGATTTTGAGTCCAAATATTCGAATTAATTGATATTTATATAGAAAAAATATAAATGTCAATCTTAAGGTCATACTATAGTAGGAATAATACCATCCAACAAAACAGTTTTGTAAACACAGGTCGCAACCCTGTTACCCAACTTTATTTTGGTGAAGATTTAGTTTCCTTTGCTCCAAACGGATTTACAAGATTCATTTTTGATTTGGATTTGGACCTTCTTCGTCAAAAAATTGCCACAGGTGATATCTCAACAGGATGCACACCTTACATGACTCACACCCTTACAATGACAAACACATCATCATTTGATGAAATGTTATTGAATGACACAACATCCGATGGTTCAAGAAGAGCGGAATCTTTTGATTTAATTTTATTTAGAATCCCAACTTATAGTGGTTCAACAGGAAGTGGACAAACATGGGACGAAGGTGTTGGCTTTGATTATGTTGATGTACCTGCTGTCGCTCAGTGGGGTAACAACCAAGCATTCTCAACTCGTCCTTCGAATTGGTATCAAAGAACAACTATAACAGATTGGTCACAACCTGGTCTTTATGACAACACAAACTCTTTGACAGGTTTGACTGGTCTGAATTATTCAGCCATTACTATTGTTGATAGACAACATTTTGAATATGGTAATGAAGATATTGATTTTGACATGTCAAATGAAATCAATAATCTTTTGAGTGGTGCAACAACAGGTGTCACGGGTTGGGGAGTTGCATATGTACCAGAAATAGAAAATATTACAGGTCTTACCGAAGATTATTCAGTCGGATTTTTTACAAGACACACCCAAACTTTTTATCAACCATTTTTGCAAACCACATATGATGATTTAATTTTGGATGATAGAAACACTTTTGTTTCCAACAAATTTAACAAATTATATCTATACATTTTTAGTAATGGAGACTATAAAAATTTAGACACATTACCAACTGTTGATATCTTAGACCCTAATGGTGACCCAGTTCCAAATAACGCTACTTATAGTTATACAGGACTTACAACTTGTTTGAAAACAAGAGGAGTTTATGAAGTTACAATACCACCAATAACAGGATATACATCTCCATGTCAATTCAATGATGTTTGGACTAATTTGGTTATTGATGGTGTTAGTCTTTCGGATGTTGAGAATACGTTCATTCTTCAATCTACCTCAGCTCTTTACCAAATTGGTTCTGTATCTAAGGACCCTGTATTATATGGATTTGATTTTAGTGGTATCAAACAAAATGAAAAAATTCTCAATACAGATGTGAGAAAAGTAATGGTAACTATTAAACAAGCCTACACATCACAGTTTGTGTTACAAAACATTGACGCTTATTATAGGGTTTATGTAAAAGAAGGAACTACCGAAGTGCAAGTCCAAGATTGGACACAGATTAATAGAACTCCTAACGAGTATTATTTTATCTTTGATACAAGAGACAAAATTCCAAATCAATATTATGTTGATATCCAAGTGAATACAAGTGGAGAGAAAGATACTTATCAAAGACAACTAACTTTTGAAATAGTTAACAAAAAATGAAAAAAGTAATCAAACTATCAGAATCTCAACTTTACGAGGTTATCAAAAAAACATTACAAGAAGAAAGAACTGAAAACTACATGTTCTTTTCTAATTTAGAACAAATAAAAAGACAAGCAGAACTTTTGTTGGACTTACCCAAAGAGGTTGTTGAAGGTTTTTTACAAAACGGACATGATTGGGCCGATGACCATATTTCCAAATCCAAAGAAAATTTGGACCACGTTTTTGAATTCATGATGAATGAAGTACATTCAGATGATAGTGAATTTCAAAACAATCCTCAAATATCTACTTTAGAAGAAGGTAGAAAAAAGACGGGTACTAAATTGTGTGCAAGAGGTAAATCTGCAGCTAAAGCTAAATTCGATGTTTATCCAAGTGCATATGCCAACGGTTACGCAGTTCAAGTCTGTAAAGGTAAGATGCCAGGACTCGACGGAAAGAAACATTGTTCAGGGGCTTACTGTTAATTTTTTTTTGGTACAATAATTTTTTTTCATATATTTGTACCATGAAATCAATTCGACACCTTTTTCGTAGGTTCCTACAAAAAACCGTTATCCAAGTTATAAAATATTTGGACTACGATAGACAATATCGTTCAGTCTATGAAAAAGATTGTCTACTGATTTGTAATAAAATGATTTTGCGAGAAGATAGTAATCTTCTCATGACACCAATCTCCAATAAACGTTATATTAAAAACGATATTCTTGGAATTTTCATCGTCATCGATGGTAGTTTGGTAAATGTGATTAATCACAAATACTCATATACCGTACAAATTTCAGAAAAAACTCGTCAAACCATTCAAAACTTATTCAACGATAAAATTGAATTACAACGAAAAAAGATGGAGGATGAGATTACAAAGAATATTAAACATTCCTTGAAGACTATTGCCCATAGTTTAGATTGAGGGGCAAATACTTTCGGCTAATTTTACTGCATCCTCTTCGTCAATTAAACCGATACGGTATAAAACACAGTAATACCTTGGATTTTGTTGTAGATGGTCGGTAGCAATTTCGATTGCCACTTTTGGGTCCGATGAGTGCTCCATCTCAACTAATTTACCAAGTTCTAACATGTCATTTCTTTCAATTCTTTCGCGGAGGATGGACTTAATAATTTGTCGCATTCCTTCATTAGTTTTCTTTTTTGGTTTATATGATGTCATTACAGGTTTTTGTCCTTTACCTGTTTGAGTATCTTTCTTTTCAGCAGCTCTTTTTTGTCTACAAGCCGCTTTTTTTTCAGAATCACTCATTTTTCCTGCAACACCTGCCGCTCTACATTTTGGATAAGATTTAGAATCGGCTTCTTTCCGTCCACACGGTGGGTGTTTTCCATCTTTGTCTTTGGAACATATATTTACCCATGGACCCTTGGGTTGTGAACTACCTTTTGGTTTCTTTTTAGTTCCAAACCAAACCGCCAAATCTTCTTTCAAATTGTTTTGCATGTTGTTTTTTTCGTGATTTTTACGATACTTGCAATAAATACTAACACCATTTGAATTGTTATGGAAAATACAGAAAAAAACGAAGATATTATCGGAGAATTATTCGACACAATACAATTTACTAACGAAGACGAAATAAATACTCTTTTAGACAATCTTTCACCCGAACAGGTAAAGTATATTACCACTTTGGCTTTAGTATCAGCGCATCGTAGGGGGTGTTTGAATTTACTTGAAAGTGAGATGGTCTCCCGACTTATTCGGAAATTATAGGTTACAACTTCCTACATTGAAAATCATTCCGTCGACCTCTTGGACGTAATAAACTACGTCATCAGAATAATCGTGGAAATACTTTCCTGCTAAAGTTGTAAAGTCATTCGCCTGTGAATCCGCACAGACGAAACAACCCATACTGAGATTTTCACAATCGGAATAAATTGTTAAAACTCCTGTACTACAAATCTTACCCAAATCCTCTTCAACACCATTTACATTGTGTGGGTATACTTTATCTAAAGTAGGTGGTGTAGGTTGTGGATGTACCACCCAACGGGTAGTAGTTGTAGTGGTTATCTTTGACTTTAGACCCAAAAGTTTTTTTATAAAATTCCAAAATTTTTTCATAAACAAATAAAATATATTACCACCTCAACACCCATCACCTAAAGGACAAGAACCTTGCCAATACGGGTCACAACCAGTTGAACTTGAACATAGACCAGCAGGACAAACATAGTTCGTGGAACCTTGAGCGGTTGTATAACAACAGGATAATGAACCAGGTGAAAAACATGAATTATATGGACTGTAAACAGGTGTATATAGTCCGATTACAAGATTAGGCGCAGTCATGTTAGGTATCTGACATTGGAATGAATAATATGTACCACTAATTGGGTTTGGAATATCAAATACTCCATAACTACAATCTCCATAACCATTACCAACTGAAAGTCTTATATTACTACTTGGGGTGGCACCTGATTGTACATATCTAAACCCAACAACAACAAGATAACACCTTGTGAAATAGTCATTTACTGAGGTGGTTTTTTCAACTCCATTACCAGTATTTGTATTTGGTTTATTCTGACTAATCGGCTGAACACTACCAGGATTACTAGTACAAGGTTCACCACCACCAAAACTCCATGATTTCCAACCAAGCCATGTTTCCCATTCAGAAATATTCTGCCACAAAGCAGTTGACGTAGTACCACCAATCACTTCTTTTATGGTGAAATCATACCCACTTGTTGGTCCAAGACAAGGAAGTTGACCACTACAACTACAAGGACCAGTCGGAGTCGGCGTTGGAGTTGGTGTTTTAGTCTTAGTTGGAGTTGGTGTCTTGGTCTTCGTAGGTGTAGGTGTTGTTGTAGGTGTTCCAGTTGGAGTCCTTGTTGGGGTTGAAGTTGGAGTTTTAGTCGGGGTCACCGTTGGGGTTGCCGCTGGTGTTCTTGTCTGAGTAGGTGTTGGAGTTGGAGACACATTACAAGTATTACAAGCAGTTTGGTCAGTTTTACTAAGTACATATACATCAGCTGGTGCTAAAATTGGTCCTTCTACGACTATATAACAACCACTTCCTCCATCGAAATTAATATAAACTACGTCGTTATTAGGTGCTCCGGCATTTATAAAGTTAGCATATATTACATCACCACCACCTGGACATTCTTCCAAGATATAAACCAATTCCGCTTGAGTTTGTGTTGGAGTCTGTGTCTGAGTTGGAGTAGGAGTTGGTGAAGGACATGGGTATGTCAACACACAAATTTCACAGTTCTCAGGACCATAATTAGTTATGATATATTCTCCAGATTCTGGTGATATTGGTGTGACCTCACTCGTGATTGTCCAACACTTGATTCCTGTACCATCGGCATTCACAGAAATTGTGTCACCATTTTGAGGTGCTGTCGAAGATAAACTAACAAGAACCCCAGGATTATATCGTTCTCCAGTACAACAATTTGTCAATTCATTAATTGACCAATAAGTTGGTTCGGGTGTTTGAGTCGGAGTTTCTGTTGGAGTGACTGATGCTGTTAAACTTGGGGTAGGAGTGTATGTTTGTGTCGGGGTTGGAGTCTGTGTCGGTGTCGGAGTTGGGGTCTCAGAAGCCGTGTTACTTGGAGTATTTGTTGGTGTGCCGGTTTGAGTTGGCGTTTGTGTTGCAGTCTGAGAAGCCGTGTTACTTGGCGTATTTGTTGGTGTTTCAGTCTGAGTCGGAGTTTGGGAAGCTGTATTACTTGGAGTATTTGTTGGTGTTTCAGTTGGAGTTGGTGTTTGTGTTGCAGTCTGAGAAGCTGTGTTACTTGGCGTGTTGGTTGGTGTACCAGTCTGAGTTGGCGTTTGAGATGGAGTTTGAGATGCCGTGTTGCTCGGAGTGTTTGTTGGTGTACCGGTCTGAGTTGGCGTTTGAGATGGAGTCTGAGATGCTGTATTACTTGGAGTATTTGTTGGTGTACCAGTCTGAGTCGGAGTTTGGGAAGCTGTATTACTTGGAGTATTTGTTGGTGTTTCAGTTGGAGTTGGTGTTTGTGTTGCAGTCTGAGAAGCTGTGTTACTTGGCGTGTTGGTTGGTGTACCAGTCTGAGTTGGCGTTTGAGATGGAGTTTGAGATGCCGTGTTGCTCGGAGTGTTTGTTGGTGTACCGGTCTGAGTAGGTGTTTGAGATGGAGTCTGAGACGCGGTATTACTTGGAGTATTGGTTGGCGTTTCAGTTTGCGTTGGTGTTTGTGTTGCAGTCTGAGACGCTGTATTACTTGGAGTATTTGTTGGTGTTTCAGTTTGCGTTGGTGTTTGTGTTGCAGTCTGAGACGCTGTATTACTTGGAGTATTTGTTGGTGTTTCAGTCTGTGTTGGAGTTTGAGATGCCGTGTTACTTGGAGTATTTGTTGGTGTTCCTGTTTGAGTCGGAGTTGGAGTTGCAGATTCTCCAGGAGTTGGGGTTGGGGTATCAGTCACAGTAGGACTCGGCGTGTTAGTCGGAGTTCCAGTGTTTGATGGAGTATTAGTTGGTGTTGTTGTTGAGGTCTGTGTCGGCGTATTTGTAGGTGTAATCGAAGCGGTCGGAGATGGTGTTTCTCCAGGTGTTGGACTTGGAGTTTCCGTAGGTGATGATGTTATCGAAGGAGTTGGTGTGAATGTGTTGGTTGGTGTTGTAGTCGGTGTACCACTATTTGTTGGAGACAAGGTAATTGTTGGGGTTACCGATGGTGTCGGAGTCTGAGATTCTCCGGGTGTTGGACTTGGAGTTTCTGTTTGTGTTGGTGTAACAGTATTACTTGCGGTAACAGTATTTGTAGGAGTATTAGTTGGGGTATTACTTGCTGTTGGAGATGATGTAATACTTACCGTAGGAGTACTAGTGACCGTCGATGTTGGTGTTTGGGATGGAGTTTGGGTCGGAGTATCCGTATTTGTTGGTGTAGGAGAATTAGATGCAGTATTTGTGGGAGTTTGAGTTGGAGTTTCACCTGGTGTTGCTGTTGGTGATTCAGTTATTGTTGGCGTTGGCGTATTTGATGGAGTAACGCTACTCGTAGGTGTTTGAGTTGACGTTTGAGTTGGAGTATTTGTATTTGTCGGTGTTGGTGAATTTGTTGCCGACAGAGTAATTGAAGGTGTAGGTGTGTTAGTTGGAGTTTGAGTTGGACTTACGGTTGGTGTAGGTGTTGGCGTTGCAGTCCCACTGGAGGTCTGTGTAGGTGTTTGAGTACTCGTTCTCGTTGGACTTGGTGAAGCAGTATTAGTAGGAGTAATACTCACCGTAGGAGTCACCGTAGGAGTTATCGTGGGTGTTGGTGTTGGTGTTGAATCTGGCGGCCAATCTTCTAACGATAAAATTTGAAAACTTTGAGGAGATGCGGTACTATAAGAATATATTCTATAATAAATTGTCCTTGTAGCACCTGCAGGAATTTGATAATTGTAAATTACCAAACCATCCGAACATCGAGTGTATGAGATAACCCTAACAACAGTAGATATGTTTTTGATTACAAGTTTTTTACAAAGACTCACCTTTTGAAAATTATATCTTATAAATACCCGTAAAATAAAAAAAGGGAGACTTTCGTCTCCCTTCTGTTGTTAATTAAGATAAATATTATCTCAATTCTCTCAAGTCGAATGTTCTAACACCGTCAACTGTTACTCTACCATAGAAACGGTTGTTAACCATCTTCTTAGCGTATCTAGTCATGATACCCTTGATAGGAGTGAAGTTGAATGGGTTATACATTGTTGGAGTCAATTGTAGAGGTACGTATGGAGCGTAAATGTAACCTGTATCCAACAAGCTAGTTCCTTTGTGTCCAATCAACACTTGGTTAGCTGGGAAGTAAGGGTCACGATACACTTGGTATCTACCTGACAAAGTACCGATTCTTTCGATACCCATGTTGTATTGGTCCTGCTCAGGAGCCGCGTTTGAAACGTGGAAGTACTCCAAGTCGTCAAAGATAGCTGAAACTTCAGAAGAAACAACAATCCAGTTAGCACCACCTCTCAAAGTTGATTTGTGGATTTGAGCTGACAATTGGTTGATTGCAGTAATCAAAGTTTGGTTCCAGTCTTTCTGAGTGTATGGAGTTGTACCGCTAGAAGCAAGTCTCTTCCATCCGTTGTAATCCCATCTTAGGTTCCAAGCTGCACCTTTTCTCAAGTCTCTCAAGATTTCTCTATCGATTTCAGCAGCCACTTGCTCAGACAATAAAGCTGTCAATTCAGCTTCAGCGTCGATGTTGTGGAATGCCGCAACGTCTTGTGCCAATTCAGGAGACCATTGTGCTCTAAGTTTTCTTTCTGTAACAGAAACAGTTACTGACTCAAGGTCGAAAGAAACTTCACCGATTTGGTCTTCGAATTCAAGTTCTTTGTAGATTCTGTAAACACCAACGAACGCTTGGTTCAATGCTGGTGTAGATTCGAATGTTGAACCTGTGTAACCATCAGGAGTTGTTTGACCACACTCAATACAAACAGGAACCTGAAGGTCTACCTCCAAGTAAATTCTACCGTTAGCGTCACATACGTTGTAGTACTGACCACCTGAACCAGTTGTTGGCCAAGTAGTTGAAGCTTGGTTACCGTATTCTACGATACCCTTACCGTATCTTTGAGTTACTACTCTGAATAAGTAAGGATTGCTGGTGTTAGCAGAAGTAGTCGCGTTTGAAGGAACACCGAAGATGTTCAATCCTGAAAGGAATTCTTCTGTATCCATAGTGTTACCATTAGGTCCGATAAGTTGACCAGCACCTGAGTTAGAGAAACCACTCAATACGATAATAACCTTTCTGTAATCGTTTATAGCGTATGCTGCAGGAACCATAAGACCATTGTTGTTCCAAGCTACAGTTGTAGTAGCAGCTGTAGTAGCTGACCACTTACCTTTAGAGTAGTCAAACAAACCTGGAGGATTCAAACCAGCTTCGTTACCTTCGTAGAACAAGTCATACAAATCCTTTGTGTATGTAGGATTGTAAGAACCTGTACCGTTAGTGTAACCAGCGTCAGGATTACCTGGGTAGTTACCTGGAGAACCTACAGGAGCGTAGTGGTCACCAGATTGACCGAAGTAACCTAGGTCGTTAGGAGTAGTACCACCAGAGTAACCTTGGATTTTAGGTACGAAGTAGAACAATTTACCGATTGGTAAGTTCATTGCTTGTACAGATACGATATCGTTTGCAAGAAGTTTAGAGAATACTCTTCTTACGATTGGGAAAACTACGGTCTCGAAAGAACCTGAGTCAGAAGTTGAAGAAGCTTCGTTAATCAAATATGAAGCTTGGTTTTCGTACAACTGAGCTACGTTCTCTTTCAAGTGACCACCTAGACCCTCAAGGAATCCTAATTTGTCCCACTTATTTACTGTGTCTTCTTTGATAACTTTCAAGTGCTTAAGACCGATGTTACCAACTAGACCACTTTCTAATAATGCGCCCATTTTAATATTGGTTTTTTTAATTTATTTATTTTTATCTGTTAATTTTTGACATGATATCCTTCATTCTTAAGAACTGTGGATTTTCATACGTTTTAGATTCAATTAAGTTTTGTGATGAACCTGATGCTGGAGATTTGTCAATCTCTTTGATAGATTCAGTTACAACACTTTGAACCTGAGTATTCAACTCATTTTTAATAGTACCATACAGATTTTTAGATTCTTTAAGACTTTCCACATCATCAAATCTTCTTAAGATATTGATTTTTTCTTGTTTTGTGGTTGTATGCTCTGTGAACAATCTAGTAGCGTATGCCAAATTTGAATTAAATACCGCAACTTCATTCAGTTTTTCTCTGAACACGTTAAGAGCCTTACGGTACTCATCGTTTTTATTTCTTAATCTTTCGACTTCTTCTTGAAGATATTCGTTTGGTATAACTTTCATTTTTGGAAGACCTTTTCTCATAGGGTAATTTCTTGTTCCATTACCTAATGTTCTTGCAGCTTCTGAATGTTCTCCTTTTTTACGAGTTTCAAAATGAGCATCGTCTCTTCTTGCTTTGGTAGTTTTCAAATCTTTACCAGCAATCTTGCCGTGCTTCATTCCTTCTCTCTCGTCTTCACGAGCATCATAACCCTGCTTCTTTTTTGCTTCTGTATATTCAAACTTCTTAGGTTTCAAATTCATATTAACACCTTTAGCTGAACCTTTAGGTTCGATGACTTCTTCCTTAGTTTCCATCTTCTTACCTTCTTTGAATTCAAAATCAGGTTTTCCTGTTTTAACACCTTTACCTACTACAGGTTTGGTCATCATGTCACCTTCTTTTGTTTCCATTTTCTTAGCTTTATTTGTTAATGTTGATTTTTTTGTGTGACCCATAACTGGTTTGAAACCAATAGCCTCCATCATGTCTTCTTCTTCCATGTACTCTTCGTCCATTTCTGAATCTTCCATTTCATCATCTTCCATGTCCATTTCGATTTCATAAACAACTTCATCTTCTTCCATTGAGTCTTCTTCTTCCATTTCAGATTCTTGGAAAATACTGTCCATCATCGAATCTAGCTCTTCATCAGAAATGTTTTCTTCCATTTCTTCTCCGTGCATTTCTTCATCGATAACTTCCTCATCAGATTCATCGTCACCTTCAGTTTGGATAATATACTCAACATCCTCATCGTTATCGGTAAGATGAATGTCTTCATCATCCTGAGTTACAATAATTCCATCTTCATCACCCATTTTCTTGAATACTTTAAGAATTTCTTCTGTAGAAGCATTTCTAAGGTCGATTGGTTGTTCATCTTCTTCTTCATCATCCATAGAAAGTTCAAAATCCATTTCATCCTCAGACTCCATGTCATCCATGTCGTCTTCAGAATCCATATTAATCATTTCTTCGGATTCATCGTCAGATTCTTCGGAATCCATATCAATAGTCATAACATCCATTTCAGGTTGTTCGTCCATTTCCATTTCGTTAGATTCCTCTTCAGCCTCTTTCAAAGACTCTTTTACTAGTTCAGAGATTTCTTCCTTCATTGTAGAAGCAAGTATTCCTTTTGCATTTTCCGCTACTACTTGTTCCAAATTTTTCATTTGGAGTAGTGCTTCCTCAACTAATGACTTATTTTCTGCCATATTATATTGTGAATAATTTACACTATAAATATAGCCAAAACTTAAAAAATTCTTTTTTCTGTTATTATAAACTTCATATAATTAAAAAACCCCTCTTTCGGAGGGGTTTTCTTATTCTTCAATCACTTCGTCTATTTTACTTTCAGATACTGCGGTTATTCTCCAATCATGTTGAAAACCCGAATATCTTTTTGTGACTTTAGCTTCTACATCAGTTACGTTATATCCTCTTACGAGTTTTTCCTCTCTGATTTTTTTGATTTTACCTGTATTATCGTCAGGTAAATCATAAGTGATTTTTGCTACAAAATATTTTTCGTCCATAAGTATTTTTTATTTATTCAAATAATGATTTAATTTTTTCAATAAGTCAACTGAGCGATTCAAACCAGTTGAATGAATTTCGGTAGAACGTTCTCTTTTTTCCTCTTCCAAATTTTCTTCGAAGTTATTTCTATCCTCAGGATTTGTGAAAAGATATGCGCCAGGAGTAGATGGTGAAGAAACCAAATCGAAACAAATCAATTCAAAATCATCTTGAACTTCATTTTGTTCCCCAACTTTTTTAAGGGACCCAACACCTCTTGATGATATACCCAAAGTTACACCCTGTCTCAAAAGGTTTGCCGCTTGGTCACCTTTGGTAGATACAATACCTCTTTCATGAAACCCAGGTGAGGTTAACAATTTTAATTTACCCATCAAAATATGACCGTCCCACCAAACATCTTCGATACTGTGTGAAACTCTATCCAAATCAATCAGTGAAGATTCAGGGTGATTGAGTTCAGAAAGTGCTACACCTTTCGCGATTGCCTTTTTATAGTTTTCGGCTTCTCTTTTTAGGATTCTCTCGGGATAAACACGACCATTTCTGTTTGGCGTATTATACTTTTGTAATACGGCATAAAACTCAAAAGGTTTAGAATAATCCAACATAGTTTTGTTAGATTCTTGAATCATTTTTTTGTTAAACTCATGGTTAGGTGATACTAAACCTGCATCATATTCAATTAGAATTCCTTTGCCAGTATCGTTAGGTCCCAAAATTTTCATAAAGATATTTTAGTAATAAATATACCTTTAAGCTTCTTTTACTTTTTTTGAGATTGTAAAATCAAAATATTTGTTTTTCTTGAAATTCTCAATGTATATATTTCGAGTAACTCTTCTTAGGGATTCTTTGAGGATTACATCTTTGAAATCGAATTCTTGGTTGGTAAAAAAAGTAATTTCTAAATTCATGAAACTCTTTTTTCCTGTGACAATACCACTACTTCTCAAATCTAAATCTACTATATAGTTTTCCTTAAAGATTTCTTTATCCAAAACTTCGTAGACAGAATTTTTTATTGTCTTAGAAAAATATGAAACAATTCTGTCCCAATTTTCATATTCATCTTTGGGATTGACCCAACTTTGTAAATTTAGATAAACTGATTTTAGATTTTTTGAGTCTACTGTTCCGTAAGTAATTTTAGCTTCGGGAAACCCTGCAATACGAGAGGTTTTTCCTTTTTTCATGTGTTATTTGAGTACTACTAATTTATTTGTAGTAAAATAATAGGTATAAAAGTTACTCCGTCAAATTTTTTCTTTTTTACAAGTTATTTATACCAATAAACAAATCTATGCTTCACGTAATAGTCGAAAAGTCAAACATCGAAAAAGCCCTCAAAATTCTTAAGGGAAAAGTTATTAAAACCAAGCAATTGGACAAGTTACGTAAAAGACAACAATTCCAAAAAAAGAGCGTTTCACATCGTTCCCAAATTTTGAAAGCCAAGTACGTTCAGAATAAAAAGGATAGTGAAAAAGATTAGTTAAGATTATTGAATAAATTGTATAATCTTACGTAATTAATCTTTGAATAGTTGTCTTGTGAAACTTGTTCGATAGTTTCGTTCAATTTATTTTGAGTTAGTTCATCATCAGATGAAATCTTTCTCAAAGCATCTACCGTTTTAGTTTTTAAGTCTTCGAATTCTACTGTTAGTTGTGTATCTTCAGTCATTAAAACTTTTGACAAATCTTTTTTTGAAGATTCATCTAAATTTTGAATATAATTTTCTAATTGTTTTCCCGCAATATTGAAAATTGTTTCAATAGGTAAATTAATTGATTCTTTTACTTGCGGTTTTTGAGTCAAAGTTGAAATAATATTTTTTCTACTTTCTACAGATTCTAAAATTGTTGTTGGAAGAGTATATACCAAATTGTCAATTGATTTGTATTGGTTTTCACAAACAACATTTTGAGTCCATTTTGCAACTTTTGTCAAATCTAACTTCGGTAAGAACTTTTCAATCTGTCTAACAGACTCAAAAATAAATAATTCAGCAGTTTCTTTATCCAAACCTTGACTCTTATCAAGTTCAGTATATAGGTGAGTCAAAGAACTAATTGTTTTATTCTCCAAAACAAATTTTTTGAAGTTTAGCGTATCTTCTTTCAAAGTACCATTCACGTATGACGATACCATTTTTGACTCAATTTTAGATAAAATTTCTCCGAAGTTCATTTGATATATTTTACTATAAATATATTAGTTAATTAGTTTAGACAGACGCTCTTCTATTTCACCCAAAGAACGTCTTCCTTTATCCAAATCAATTTCCATAATTGTCCCCAAGTTTTCTGAATCGTAAATGACCTTGTCTTGTTTATTTGTAGATTCAGGTGTAATTTCTGCGGGAGCTCCTTCCGTGGGTGACTCGATTGGAGTTTCTGAGGGTAATTCTCCCAAACCAGCATCAATACCCGTATCACTACTCGTCGTTGCCCCGGTTGTAGAACCTCCATAAAGTTTATCAATATTATCAAATAAACCAGTCTTGGTAATCACGTTAGGAGTATTTTGAATTTCAGTTGCAACCGCCTTTTCGATTCTTTGTTGTTGTAAATCCAATTTGATTTCTTCATCTGAGAAACCAATTATATGTTTTTTAGCCCATGTCTGTGAAACAGGTGCAATACCATCTACCGCTGTCACGGCGTCTTTATACAATAACATTTTTTCTTTCCAAACATCTATGGTAAGTAAATCAGCTTGTTTCGATGGATTTGTCAAACTAAGTTGGAACGAACCAAGTTCGTCTTCAAATCCCAATAAAAACAAATGAACAATTGCAATCTTATTTAACTCGGCAATCATAGATTTTTGAATCCTATTGATTGTACGGGCAAAACGGATGTCTTGTAGAGATAAGTTTCTACCATCTCCCACAACTTCTTCAAATCCCAAAAACGCCTTTGGAATCCTCAGTGCTGTCAATAATTTCTTTTGAATGTACTCAATGTCGGCGATTTCTGATAAGTTTTTCGCGCCATCCAAGGTTTCAATCGGATTTGGAGCTGCTGGGTCTCTAACTGGAATAAAGAAATCTTGGTCAACCGCCATTTGGTTGAATCTCATATCTACGTTTCCTGTTTGAGGGTCTACGACAGAGTCTTTTTTGAATTGTTGTGCAAACCTTTGTAGGTATGGTTGAACGTCTTGGTCTTCCATATTACCCACGTAAACTTTGAAAACTCTTCTCTCGGGTGCTCTCGATACACGATAAACCAACATAGCGTCTTCCGAAAGAACCAGTTGTTTCCAAATTCTTCTAGCTTTTTCCAACATGGAAGTACCATAAGGTAATTTTCTATCGTCACCCAACAATCTAAAGTGAGCAATCTCCCAACTATTAAATTCTAAGTTTTTGTTTTTCCACGTAAAAGTTAAACTTCTAGCATCTGTTGTTGTAGGAGCACCACCCAACCCTGAAGTTGCTCGTCCTCTCATACCTACTTCAATTCTTTCAATTTCGATGTTTGGTAGTTGTAAACAACCAACAACACCCTTGACTGGGTCTAATTTTAAGAAAACAAAGTTATCACCATATTTCGAAGTGTTTCTTGTCCACATGGGAAGGTTGGTGTTGATATCCAAAGCATTGTTAAATAAATCACCCAAAATAGATTTGATACGTGGTGAGTCAGAATAGATTTGTAACATGTGTCCATTCTCATCCACTGTGGTAGATTCTTCAGCATAGGTATCCAAAGCGGCAGAAATCTCGGGAGTGTATTCCATTGATTCGTAGTCGTAATATGAAGCCAATCTTGTTGGTTCATAATAAATTGCTTGAGAGTATAAATTATTCTCAATTTTTGCCCATTGTTGAGACAAATAGTAAGTTTGACGAGCTTGTAATTTTTGTTTTTCGTATTCGTCTTTGTCCGTAGTTCTCAATAAAACTTTTTTGTCGTATTGATACGTAGGAATATCTTGACCCAATAAAGAATTGGGTCCGAAAGTTTGGGATAACCTCTGCCAAACTGTTAAATTTTTTTCATTTTCTGCCATCATACAAAAATTACATCATGCCAATATTTTATCAACGCTTGCCACCGCCGAATAACCATAAATACTTTTCATAATCGCTTTTGCTAGGTTCATTTTGATATGCAACATTCCTTTTGAAGTTATTATTCGAAATAGATGGGTTGAAGTACGTTTCTTGTGGTTTTTCATATGATTGAACCGTCCATGATTCCAACATAGTTTTAGCCTGCTCAGATACCTTTGTCAATTGGGAAAACGATGAGTCAGAAACATACACAGCCATTGCCAAGGACATAATCAAATCATCATGTTGCCCCTTCATGTGGTCTGGCCTACCATTGATGTAAACAAACGTATTCATCTCGTTCAATAATCGTGAAGACCTAATTTTTAATCCATGTCTTAACCCTTCTTCAAAAGATGCAATTATTTGAACACGTTTTGAGTTAAAGTTAATACCCGGAATCTTCAAATCCATTTTTGGGTCATATTTCCATTTATTACCAAACTCTACTCCATCGACATACAAATCTTTATAACCAAGTTCTTGTAATTTCCTCGAAGTCGATACCCCCATCCCACCAGTGATATCCACAACAATAAAGGCTTTATACATATTCCCCCATTTATAAGCAATTTCAGCTAAAACATCAGGTGGAACTTTACCTAGATATTCGGCAACTTGTTCCCTGTCGTCAAAATCATAAATTTGAAATGTGGAAAAGTCCTCAGAATCTCCACGAGAAACGTCAACACCCATAATATATTTGTGACCAAGTTCTGGTTCCTTCCAAATCCACAAACCACCACTCATCATTTTGGTGGGGGGTTCTTGAACCATATTGTCTGTAATACTCTTCAACATATTTGAGTCAAAAACGTTGTCACCTGAACCGAGGAAATTACATTCCAATTCTTGAGCAACTTTTCTTTTGTCGTACTTGAGTTTTTTCACCATCGCCTCAAACCAAGATGAGGATGGTTTCCAACCTTGTTTGAACAAATCTACCAACTCAGCAAAATTTCTTTCAAATGGGTTTACGTCAGAGTAATCTAAAATTTTTTCATTTTTATATTCCTCTCTGTTTAGAAAATAATGAACAATATCATCAGTTTTTACCAAGTATAAATCTTTAGTATATCTTGGGTCTCGATACCAATACATCTCAGTAATCTTAAAATCGTTCATTCCACGATTTGCCTGTTCATAGATTTCGTAATAGATGGGGTCATATCCGTTTGGTGTGGATATAACAATCACTTTACCACCTGTGGATAGTGACGCCATACAAGCCGCCCAGAAATCACTGTCCGCGTCAATAAACGCCGCTTCATCAAATATAAGAATCGTGGGGGTATATCCACGTAATGCGTCTTTAGATGTTGCAACTGCCTTAACCTCACATCCGTTTGTGAGTTTGTAGTGTTTTGCAGCATTTTTGTCGTTGGAAAAAGTCACTCCAACCCACGAAGGCCATTGGTCTGTAAATTCCCTGATTTTGTTGGCAAATTCTACAGAGGTATCCAATTTATTGGCAATAATCAAAACCTTTTCTGGTTTGTTTTTTCTAGCGAATACAAGTTTCTTACTTGCCCATGCTGCGGTAACCGTTGATACACCCGCTTGTCGGTATTTCAGGGCAATATTTTCATTAAAACTATCGTAATCTTCTACTAACCTAACTTGGTCAGGGAATAGTTCTAACGGAACATACCTCGATTGGGTATTGTCGTATGTCTGCAAATAAGTTCGAAGCGCATACGGAGTATTCTGCATGCACTTCGTGTATTCTAATAATAATTGTTCACGGGAAAGACCCATATAGTTAAGTTCAGCTTCTACTGATACCTAAACTACCCAAAAAGTCGTCCAAGTCATCCAAATTGTCGTCGTCATCATCGGATGAAGGTTCGGTTGTATCCTCATCATCATCTGAATAATCTTCATCGTCGTGAACTTGATTCAAATGTTGTACAATTTCATCAATCATTCTGTCAAGAATTTTGGTAGCATTTACATCTCCCTTTAGGATTGCTTTTGCCAACTTGAAAAATTCTTCAGAAGAAAGTGCTGAGAAACGAGCAAATAGATAGTTTTGTATCCATCGTTTATCTTCGTCAAACAAACGTTCAGGATAAGCCTCAATAAACTTTTCCCACAGGACTGGACCAAGTCTCAAATCCCAAATTTCATTTGCCAAAGTATCGGTTGATGCCATTACCATTTCGGCTTGTTTAGGGTCATCAGGTAAACCCTGAGTTCCCAAAATTTCCATGGTTCCTTTAATTAATTCGTGGACTAATACAGGAAAAAATACTCCACGAGCTTTTACTGTTGGAGGGTCAGTTTCAATGTCAACCTCTTCTTTTCCAGCAATACCACCTTGATTCATCATCATGTCAAACGCTTGGTCAGGTAATACCCAATACATCAAATCGTTTACAGACATTAAAACTCCATAAAGATTTAGAAGATTTTCATCAATTCGGTCTAGTTCATCTCTTACCAATTCGAACATGTAGTGACCTTTTTTGGATGAACCTTGAATTAGTGCGTTGATAAATCTTCTCTTTGCCTTTTCAATATCGAATCTTTCGAACGCAGTCATGAAATCTTCAATATCTTCTTCTTGTTGACCAAAATTTTGTTCCAAGTCTTCTTGTTCAGGTTCTTCACCTTGTTTGGAAAAACCTGCCATATCAATTTGTCCTGGCATCACCAACTTAGCATCATAATTGACTTGGTCAGGTCTTACACCCATTTCTTTTCTTACCAAATCTACTGCTAAATTTTCTAAATATTCTTTATTCCTAGTCTGAATCCCTATAACATCTCTTACAGCACCCATCATGGCCATCTGTAAACCCATCAAAGCATTCTGACTTCTTACGTCTTCTTGACCTGTATATCTTTTTACTTTTTCAACTACGTCATTGAATCTTTTAGATGCAATTTTTTCTTCAAATGAAACAGGAACCTCAGGAGATTTGATGTCAGGAAAAGCAGGACTTTTGGAAAGAGGAGTTTCACCACGTTCCATTTTACTTTTAATGTCACCAGACATTCCCTTAGTCGATTTTTCAAATTCCGACCTGTCCTTTGGGTCCGCTTCTTTGATAAATTTTTTCATTACTTGTCTTTGAAATTAATTTTAAGTTGGTCAAAAGTAAGGTAATCTGGAATTTTTACGACTTCTGATTTTGGATTGGAATCAACCATATTTTTACCAGCCTTAGGTTTGGGTTGGTGTTTAGGTTGTTTGAAGGGGTCACTAGTACCAGGTTTTACACCTGGTTTAGTAGTGGGTTTTGTTCTTGTTGGTGCTGTTGTAGTAGATTCCATAGCTTCCTTTTTTGTTAAAGTATACATCTTCCCGACAGGCTTGTCCAATTTTTTATCTCCAACCATTTTCTCAGTTGGCATCTTATGAATAGTTTTTCTGATGATTCCACTTTCTGATAAAGTTTGAATCAATTCTTTTTTTGTCATTCTTGGTTGGACATGTTTTAGAATCATCTTCTCAAGAGATTCTTCTAAAACTTGTTGACTTGTTTTTCTTTCAGTAACTTTTTCAGGTAATTTTTTGAAGTTTTTTGTTTTACTTGCAAATTCATCAGCCATCTTACACCACTTTTTTTGTTCAGGAGTTTTTCCATCGCCACATTTTGCAAAGAAGTATTTTTGTTGTGATTTGGACTCGAATTTTTCATCCATTTCACCTTCCATCATACCCATACCATCTTCATCGTCAGCGTCTAATTCTTTGTCCACAGTTGGATTGTCACCATAACTACTAGCACCAACTTGTCTTTTGTCTTGTGTTGAACCTAATTCGAAAGGGTCTTTTACTATAGTTTCATCCTCATCTTCATAAACTTCGAAAGGTTTCTTCTCAGTCTTTAATTTATTGATGGTAACAGTGTCTGCTTGAGACACTTGAACTACTTCTTTTGTTTCTTTTTTAGTTTTCATAAACAACTTCTTTATCAAATTCTAAAATTAGGTCCCTTTCGTACAATTTATCTTTAACTTTTTGTTCGGAATCTCCGAAACGGAAAACAAGACGAGTTTGATTTTCACAACTTTCATCGGTTTCCCAGGCTAACGCGATTATATCTTCCATCGCGTCTGTCATTCCCATGAAGTCAGATTTTTGAACAAGTTCTAATTCCAAACTTGTATTCTTCAAAGTTCCAACTTTGGAAATGTATTGGAGTTCAGGTGGTTCAGGATATCCACTTGATGGTTTTGAATCCCAACCTTCACCCCATACATCTAATTCTTTTCCAAAAATGAATTCATACATATTATCCCCTCTATAGTTAGGACCAAGTCCGTTCACATAGATTAGAATCATAGTAATTCTCCTTTTGGTGAAATTCTGAATTGTTCACCGTTGCTTTCGAAAACTAAGTTGTTTTTATTAGTTTTACCCAGAAGTTTTAATTCAGAGTTTTCTTTGATAATAAACTCAGCAGCCAATTCTTGTTCAATTGTTTCAGACAACTTTTTTACCTTTAACATTTTTGAATCAACTTTTGACTTTTGTTTTTCAGATTTTTCAATTTCAGATTCAGATAAAACAAAATAACTTGATAATACTTTATCAACTTTTGACTCAGCAAAGATTGAATCCATGATTGATGAAACCTTCGACTCGGTTTCACCCATTTCACCGTCCATCTTTCTTGTTTTTACCTTAAATGGTTTACCTGTCCTTTCTCTATATTTGTTAAACATTTTTTCACCATCTGTTTTATTAAACCAAGATTGTTTGTCACCATATTTGTCATATAATTGCTGAAAAGTATCAAATTCTTCAGTATCAAAATCATCTCCAGCTATACCATAGATATCAGCACTTTTAGCCTGTCTGCCTTTTTCGTCATAGTATTCATCACCTTTGTAATCTTTTCTTCTAATATTACCAAATGAACCATACATACCTTCACCCATTTCAGAATCAACAGTCTCCTCAGAATCCATATCAAAATCAAAATCAGATTCAGATGAATTGTCCATACTCATGTCCATATCCATATCATAATCTGTTTCAGTATCTTCAAATTTTGTTAAAATA